CTTGGCGCCCTCTGTCCAATAACCTAGCGTCAGGGGCTCCGGCAAATTCGCATCGGCCCGATACACGACCGCCAGCCCTCCCTCCGGCCCGCTGCAAATCGTGTGGAGGTTCGGCAGCGCGCGAACGGTCGTAACGTATGACCCGATAAAATTCCGACTGACCGTCCGCTGCACAGCCACGAAGACCGGCTCGCCTCGCACCACCGCACCTCCGTCCGGGCCGGTGACGATCACGCTGTCCAGGGAATACCAGTAGCTTGCCGGGAATTGCCGGTCCACCAACGCATAGCCGCCGGCCCCGACCACGAGGAAAAGAGCCGTCGCGAGGAACATCCCGATGAAATGTGTCTTCGCCTTGGTCGCGGTCATTTTGATCCTCCGCGGAACCACTCCAGAATGTTGTCCCTGAACAAGAGCCACGCCAGCATGATGGATGAAAAATAGACCGCCGTTGTCTTTGTCAGCGACACCAGCCACCTCCGGTTTTCGGCCCCGCGCCGCATCTCCTTCACAAGCGCTATATCTTCTTTCAACTCATGCGGGCGGCCCAGTTCCTTGAACGCCGCAAGATACGCCCGCATGATTTCGATGTCTGCAACGATGTCGTTCGGCGGCCCAAGTTTGCTGAGGGCTCGCAGGTACTCGTGCAGGTTATCCTCATCAGACACATCGCGACCCCTTGCGGCTAATTATCAACGCGGCTTACGGCGCCTCGCGCCAGATGAAGACGGTGTTGATCACGCCGGTGTTTGACGAACTTGCCGCGACGGCGATCCGCGTCTCGTCGACGTTGTCGCCCGCGCCGAGCACCCAGCGGCTGCTCGATTCCGGGTCGATGCGGATGCTCACGTCGCCCCCGTCGGTGACGGTCGTCACCGGGGTGCCGTTGCGCATCCCCATGCCGACCAGCGCCGCGGACCATTCCGGCGCCACCGCCGTCGTCGGCAGGTGCGTCACGCTGATCGCGGACGAGGTCGCGGAGTTGAAGGTGGTCACCACGCTCTCGAAGCTCAGGTCGTCGAATGCCCCGCCGATGTCGAAGCCGGCGACGCGGTTGTCCACGTCCGCGTCGGTGGTATAGGTCACACGCAACTTGATCTGCCCGGACGGCAGGTCGGCCTTGTTCAGGAACCACACGCCGACCTTGCCGCGGCTGGCGGTGCGAATGTTGCTGGTGATGATCTCCGGCGTGACGGGCGAGCCGAGCGGCGCGTTCGATCCGTCGAGCGGCTGGAACACCGGGCCGTCAAGCGTCGGATTGCCGCTCGAAGCGCGCCGCAGGATCGAGATAACCCCGAGCGTGTCGCCGGTCACATCCGCATAGGCGATGTCCAGATCGACGCTGGTCGCGGTCGAGCCCGCCGCTTGGAACTGCTCGCCCCGGTAGAACAGGAAGTCCGCCGCGACCACGATCGGGCCGATTTCGTTGCTCTCGTCGGTCGACCCGTCATCGGTTCCGGCCGAGTTGGTCGCGGACGGCCGGACCAGAATATCCGCCCCCGCGTCCGCCTCGGTCAGCACGTAGTCCGTCCCGGTCGCCGAGGCGATGTTGGCATAGCCGCTGCCGGTGTCCCGCCGCCACTGGTAGGTGACGGTCGGCGTCGGGTCGCCGGTCACGGTCGGGGGCGTGGTGACGCGCAGGGTCTTGCCAACGGCCGGGTCGCCGCCGCCGACGACGCTGATGACCGGCGCCGCCGTGATCACCGGCGCGACCGTGCTGCCGGTGCCGATGATGTCGTATCTCGTCTGCGGCCGGGTAAGGGTGACGGGGTCGTCACCACCATCGAGCCCGTCGATCTCCTCGTCGAGAACCAGCTCCCCCCCGGCATAGGCCTCGTCGGCAAAGAAGAACCCCGGACCGATGGTCAGGTTCCTTGCGTCGTCGGGCTCGACCAGCCCCTCGCCCATGTCGACGCGGACGATCCTGCGATGCGCTGTCGAATTGACCCCGCCAGTAGGGTCCCAGAAAATCTCATATTCCTGGCCGACCTCGATGCTAGACATTCTGCAGCGCTCCGTATTGGCTCATCGGCAGGTTCGCGAAGTTGATCAGGCGCCAGTCGAAGGCCTCCGTGCCGTCGGGGCGATAGCGGCCGATCCAGTTGACTGTCAGGCTGACGCCCGGCACCAGCGCATTGTCGAAGGTCCACGGCTCGCCGGAGGTCACCATCTCCTGCGTGGCGAAGCTCAGCGAAGGGCGGAAGTCGCGCGCGTCCCAGTCTCGGAAGATCGCGCGCCGGTTGGCGTCGTCGTTCAGCCCGTCGACGCGGTCGATGTTGCCCCAGGATACCAGGTCCGCCAGCGTGGCCCTGCGATTTGACTGCAGGTGGTCCGGATAGCCGGTCATGACGTTCCGCGTGACCTGCCGCGGGGCGAGGAACACCGCCGCCTCTCCGCTGGTCGCTGTCGTCGTCGTCGTCGTGCCGGTCCAGGTGTACTTGTCGAGGTGATCGACCCAAGCGCCGCCGACCGGCGCCCGCACGGTGTCCAGCAGCCCGTGCGCAATATTGTTGGTGCACCACGCGCCCGGGTTGCCATTCTGCCGCCACGAAAAGCCCTCGCGGTTCCGGCGGCACATGAAGACGTTGTTCGAATAGCGGTTGTCGATGCCGTCGGCGCCAGATGACCCGCCGAGCCGGAAGTTGCTCTCCTGGTTCCACTGGACATAGGAACTGCGGCGCAGGCTCGACCCGTCCGGCTGGCGCTCGCTCATCGTGATGTTGAACGCGACCAGGCACTGGGCCAGCGAATGATTGGTGAAGACGTTGTTCCCCACCTCCGGTTCCACGATCCTGAAATCGTTAAACAGGAACAGGCAATTCGCGTTGCCGTTATAGATCGATACCGCGTTGGCATGGCTGTTGCCTTCCGGGTCGCGGGTCGTGCATCCGATGACCCCGCTGTCGATGCCGCGGCGCATCGAAAGGCATGTCGAGCCGGTTTGGAGGAAAGTCGACCCGACGACGAACAGCCGCGTGCAATCCGATGCCAGCATTCCGTAGGCCCGCACCCGTCGAACCACGATGTCCCGGATGATCGTGTCGATGTAGCGCACGATATGGATCGTGGCCGTGGCGCAGACGCCCGTATCCTCGACGATCGTCCCGACGATGTGCACTCCGGTCCGCTCTGCGGTGTTGCTGACGTAGCAGCTGATCACGCTGCGCTCCCGGTTCGGGTTCGCCGCGCCGGTCGGGTTCAGGCGCCGGATGATCCCGCCGAGCAGGCGGTTGTGGTTCCCGGTCAGCCGCACGCCCCACTGGATGAAGCCGTTCCGCTCCATCTCGACCGTGGTCGGGTCCGCCCCGTCGAAGGTCAGGACATCGACCGTCCCCGCCAGCGGGTCGCGCAGGTACTGGCCCTCCACGATCATCGCCGAAGGGTGGTTGCGCAGGCCGAGCCGCCAGACCGTTCCGGCCACCGGGTTCGTATTGTTCACGTCGTGCGTCAGGATGCCCGTGCCCGGGTCGTAGGACACGATATTCCGGACCTGCGTCGAATTGTGCTCCCCCTGCATCATGATCGCGGAGCGCACGTTCAGCGCCTCGACCGCGTGGGCCGCGTTCAGCCAAGTTCGGATCGCGCCCTCGGGGATCTGGATCGTGGTCGAGTTGACGCGGCTCGACCGCGGCACTTCCCAGAACTCGCCAGCCCGGCCCCAGTCCGCCGGGAAGCGGATGTTCGCAGGCGTCGGGAAGCGGCATTCGTAGAACTTGTCCGCGCCCTGGTAGAGGTCGATCAGCCCTTCCTCGATTTCCTGCGGGTTCATCGCCACGCGCCAGACGGTCGCGCCGTTGACGGTGTGGCTCGACCACCCGCTCGGGATCGGCCGGCTGCCGCTCAGGATCGCCGGGCCGTCGCCCCAGTCGTCGAAGTAGTTCAGGTCCAGCGTTATCGGCTGCTCCGCCGTGCCGGATGTGTTGATCAGGAACCCGGCGTCGGGCAGTTGCACCGTGGTGCCGCCTCGGACCTTGATCCGGGTGCCGGCGGTGAACGGCCCCGTGGGCAGCGTGCTCCGCGCCGTGGCCGCGGTCAGGCCGTCGCCGCCCGCCAGCTGCGTCGGGTCGACCCAGATGACCGTCAGGTCCGGCAGCGGCGGCGGGGGCGGGGGCGGTGGGGGCGGATCGCCGACTCCCGGTTCCTCCGGTTCCTCGACACGCTCGGTGACCAGGATTTCCCCGTCGAAACCCGGGCTCCACGACACCGGGGCGGGCGGGTCTTCCTCGCCGGCCGCGGTGCCGACCTCGCCGGCGCTCCACGGCCCGGCCAACCCGTTCGCAACGAAGCGCAGCCGCCAGATGGTGGTCCGCGGCGTGCCGACCGCGACGGTGAAGATGCCTTCCAGGTCGTCGGGCGCCTCGGCGACAGTGTAGGCCGTCTCCAGGTCGTCCTCGTCGGCCACCTCTACCCGGTCGATGACATAGGGCGTCACGTCGCGCCGGACGGACCGCACCTCGACGCGCAGGCCCTCACCGACCGGGTCGAGCGTGTTCCAGTCGTCCGGCGCGGGCGGCGTCATGTCCTCGTCCGGCACCTCGGACACCAGGATCGCGCCAGCGAAGCCTTGCGACCACGCCACCCCTGGCGCGGACGGCGCGACGACGATCTCCGCCCCCGGCGCGCTCAGGACGTGCACCTCCGCCGTCAGCGGCGGCATGTGGCCCCGCGCCCGGACCGGCAGCGCGCCTTCCAGCACCACGTCGATTTCCAGCACCGGATCGCGATACCAGAACCACCGCCCCGGCTCGACAAGAGCCAGCGCGTCGCCCGCCGGGACCGTCATCGTGCCGGGCAGCTTGTTGCCGACCGTGTACGGCACCCACGTGCCGGCCGTCAGGGCGGCCTGTGGATCGACCGCCTCGGCAAAGGTCATCACGCCCCCGGAATCGGGGTTGTGGAAAAGAAGCATGTGGGGGTGTCCTTCAGTCCGTCAGGCTTGCCCCCGCGGAGGCGGGGGTCAGGGTCGGGTGCGTCAGGGCGCTATCTCGCCAAAGGCCTTCCACGTCCCCGGCTCGCCGGTCGCCGTGCAGACCCAGCCTTCGACGCCGCCAGCTGACGGAGCTGAGTTCAGCACCCTGTCCCCTCGGAACCAAACGCCCGTTGTTGGCGCGGCGGACTTGAAGGATCGCGTCAGCGTCATCGATGCATCCCAGATCGCCACGGTCCCGCTGGCCGTCGCGTTGACGTTCATCGTCAGCGTGGTGCCCGACTTGGCGGCTATGGTTGCCCCCACCGGAATGCCATTGCCGTTGATACGGTCGCCCACGTTCCAAGACGCTACCGGGCTCACATTGGTGATATCTGCCGAACCGCTGGTTGTAGTGCCGATCGAACGCGGCTTGTAGGTTGGCAGCCGCCAAAGGTACGGCGTGTAGCTGCCGGTAGTGAAAGAAATGGGCATCTCAGCTAGGTTGATGGTACTGCCGCTGATGCTGGCGACACGGCCGATGGACATTCGCCGGTAGCTGTGGCCAAGCGCGCCGGCCGGGCCTGCCCCAGTCCAAGCCTCCAGCGGGGCTACATAGGCCCCAACAAAGTAGCGCCCCGGATTTGACGATGTGAACGACCCCGTGCCGTCGCCGTTCGCCGTGATCGTCAGGCTGCTGTCGCCTGCCACGACATCCCATGCCCCGGCAGTCCATTCATCCATTCCCAAAGTCACGACTCTCGCGTCCGGCGGCAATGGAATGTAAGCATTGCCGGGAACGGCCACATCGGAGCCCCTGACGAGCATTTGGATGCCGTAGGCCGTCCCCTGGCCGGAATACCGCAGGGTGCAGTCATTCATAGACAACAATTCGCGGCTGTGCACGACAGGTTCACCGTCCAGACAAACATTATTGAAGACCAATTTTGCCGAATTGAACATGCTCAGCCGGCGATAATTGTTCTTGTAATACCCTACATACCCGCCATTGAAGATGACCGGCCCGCCTGCGTTCAGGTGCGCGTCCGACTGTTTGCCGCCACCACCATCATCCGGCGTAACGAATTTTATGTGACATTCGTTGAACGAGAACGGAAAGCCTCCGCTGGCCTGTCCCCAGAACCCGAGCGACCACAGGCTTTCGGTATAGAGATTGGTGATCGCGCCCTGCCCCCAGCCCGAGTTGCCGCTGATCAGCCACTTGATGAATACCCAGACGCCGCCGATCACGTTCGGGAACGGGCCATTTCCTTGCCCGTACAGCGTTGTGTCGATCGCGACCTGAGCTGCCTTCACATGGCAATTCTCCAGAACCACACCTCGGTTCTGCGACTGACCGACCGAGCACGCTACCCGGTTATAGGAAAGATTGCAGTGGCGGAGGGTGATGCTGTCGCCAAGCTGTGTTGCCTCCGATGGATTTATGCAGATTCCGACGATGAAGCCCTGGCACTCGACCTCTTCGATGAAGACTTCCGTCGAGCCCTGCGTGCCCTTGTTGTAGTAGTCCAGACCAGGATACTGGTTGTTCTCATCCTCGGACACCCCGAACGGGTCGATCGCAATTCCACAGTAAGGCGAGTATGTCTGATCCCGCGCCGCACCCGTGTTCCACCACGGATCGCTCTCGTCATCCAGAAGATTGGCATAACTCGGTAGAGTGAAGTTGTTTGCCGATCCCTGAACAGAAAAATAACTCAGCTTGGTTCCGCGCGCCGCCTGCACGATGATGGCGGGCTTGTCGGTGAAGGTCGGTTTGATGACGGTCTTGCGGTTGTTGACATAGCCTCGAGCGTCGCCGCCGAAGCTGAAGCTGGTGAACGTGAAAGTCGTGCCGTTGTTCTGGAACAGCCGAATCGAGTCAGTGATCTTGTAGGTCCCTGGCGGAAGCTGGACACGATAAGAGCCCTTGTTCGCGACGGTGGCCGACCACGCCGCGTCGATCGCAGCCTGAATTGCGGCGGTGTCGTCCTCGACGCCGTCCCCGACCGCGCCATAATCGGCTACGTTGATCAGGTGGCGAGTGCGGTTGTCGAAGTGATCGACGTTCCCGTCATGATCGGCGGCGTTGCCGGGCGAACCCTTCACGGACCTGCGAAACAACGTCATGCCGGCACTCCCACGATGCTCTTGATGATCTTGTCCGACAGCCCGCTCGGCCAGTATGTCGGGCCGACCGTCTCGCCGTTCAGTTCCGTCGTCGTGTCGTCGAGATAGGTCACAGTCACGTCGAGCGTGGCCACCCCCAGTGCATCGAGCGCGGGATCGTCCGCGCTGCGCGTGACAGCCACGGATGTCGTGGGCACATAGGAACGAACCGTCGTGCCATTCGTTACCTGCGCTCCGAAAAGCTCGATGTCGACGTTTGCCCCGCCCGTATAGCTGCCGTGGATGTAGATTTGCGGGGTTATTTGCCCACCAGAACTGCCGCCGGTTCCCGTTCTGGTTATGCGCTGCCAGCTTGTGGTCAGCGTCGTTTCGCTGTCTCCGCTCGAAAAGCCCGTTCCGGTGCTCGCCATGTTTATCGCGAACCGCATGGTCTGCGTGCCAGACGCGACGCGCGCCCATATCGTAAAGGTTGCGCTTGTCGATGCTGGATGCGAGGAAATGGTCTGCTGAAGGAAACTGCGATCACCGCCGCCAGTCCCTGTCGGCCTGAACGTCCAGCGCTGTGCGGAGTCCGAAACCCCATCCGGCCCGGTAACGGTCCCGTTAGATACCGGCACTTGGCCCGAACCTTGGGAACTGCCGGCCCACGGGCCTGTTCCGAATGCACTGGACCGCAGGCACTTGTTCGTAAATTCCGGCTCGATCAGCAGCCCCTGCCGCGCCCCGGCCGCTGTATGCTGAAGCCTTGGATCGCCCGACGTGGACGTGACGAGTGTCCCGGACGAGTTGAACGTGGTGCCAACCGGAAGCGTCCCGCCGACCACCGCATTCGCTTCGCTCTGGTCGAACGTAGTAAAGTCATAGGAGAACCCAGCAGCGACTGGGGGCCTGGCCATCATCATGTATCCGCCGAAGATGGTCATGCGCCCTTCACCCGCTCACGGAGCCAGGTTACAAGGTTCTCCTTTGGTATGACCATGTTGTCCGGATCGTTCATCGCTGCCTTGAAGCTCTGTGGCGTCAGGCCGCCGACCGCTGGATTCTTGATTGCGTAGAATGCCGCATTGAACAGGAGCCAGATGCCTTCCATCTGCGCCTCGGAGAACTGCCCCTCGATTTCGGCCGTGTTCCGGTCCTCGATCTCCTGCGCCGTCATGTCGCGGATGGTGGTGGTGCGGGTGTAGTGGTCGCCGTTCAGCGTCAGCGGCGAAACCGTCGACACCGTATCCGGGCCGGTCGAATTGTCGATCGTGGGTTCCAGCAATTCGAAGATGTTGAGCGGCGCCTTCTGCGCCCGGCTTGCCTTCGCCAGCCCCGCCGCCGTGATGTAGCGATCCCCGACCAGGATGCCCTCCCGAAGGTGCATCACGCGCGGAACGTCGTTCTCAAGGATTACGTGTCTCATGTCTTCACATCCCCGACAAAGCGGCAGGACACCACGCCGGACTCGCTGATCCAGTAGGCAATTTCATCCTTGGCGTTGGCTGCGGTACTGAGCACCGGAGGATCGCCGCCGGCCCACTGAAAGGCGGAGTTGACGGCGGTCAGTTCATGGCCGCCAGTGCCATCTTGGATAAGCTGGATCACGCCCATCTTGCCGACGACGAGATTGCTTGGCGCCGTCAGTTCCAGATCGCCGGTCAAGGTGATCTTCGCGCAGTTGAAGGTGGCGAAGTCGAGCGCCACCGTCGCGCCATAAGTGACGGTGACGAGCGCCCCGGCGGCATAGATTGTTGCGGGTGCCGGCGACCCTGTGACCGCCGTTCCGGTTCGCAGCGCTGCCGTTGTTGAATACGGCCCTTCCACAACGCCGGGGCAGTTCAGGATGATTGACCCGCTGGACGATGCCGCCACACCCACGATACCGACCACCACGATATTGCCAGATGTCGGCTTGGTCGTCGTGTATGCCCCGGCATCCCCGAGGTACAGGAGCGCCGCCGAGGTCATGCCGTTGGTGTTGATGAAACTCTCTTGGATCGTGCCTTGGCTCTCGATGACGCCAGCCGTGCCCGCCGAGATATTCGCTACGACGATGCCGGCCACCGCGTCGTGGTCGTCCTTGTCCGCCGTGATGACGGTCGGAACCGCGCCCGCCGTGCCGTTGATGGTGACAAGCGTCCCGGCCGTGATCGTGCTGCCAGTGGCGTTCCAGACGGTCTTGTATTCCCCGCCAAGGCGGTTGACCCATGCGGAGCCGTTGTATTCCAGCGAGTGCTTCGCCGCAAGGGATGTGATCGTAGCGATTATGATCTCGCCCGCCGCATCCGGCAGCGTCACCGCCCGGTCCGACGCGATGGACGCGGGCGGACTGATTGTGATCTTGTTCGTCCCGTTGTCGGTGTCCTCGGCCAGCGCGACCGATGCCGGCCCGGACGCGCTGGCCGGGCTGATGACCGCATAAAGTTCATCGAAGTTGTCGTTGATCTTGTCGCCTGCGACGCGGAGGGTATCCCCCGTGCCATCATTCGCCTCGGTGCCGAGGCCGATCGTTTGCTTAGCCATTAGGCGGCCTCCTCATCGAATGTGCGCGTGGTGCGGTCAAAAGTGAAATACGTGCTGTCGAAGGTTGCATCTTCTGGGATGTCCTCATCCATGGTGCGGGCTGTGCTGTCGAAGCGGATCACGGTGCTGTCAAAGGTCGCGCCCTCGGCTTCCGCCACGTCCTCCGCGATCGTCAGCAGTATCGTCGCGTCATCAAAGCCGCCCGAGTTGGTCGCCCGAACGCCGATCTCGCCATCTGTGATCAGGCCGATAGTATCGGTATCCGCGGTGACGACGCCGGTCGCGCTGTTGATCGTGACTTCCGGGCCGCCTTCGCCCGCCGCCTCGAATACGCCTTCCTCGAAGATACCTTCCTCGAAGGCCCCGCCTTCCATGTCGATCAGCGAGAATGTGCAGCCGGACAGGTCCGCATCGCCCGACACAGTGAACAGCGTCTTCGCGTCGAAGGTCTGCTCGCCCGTGTTCTCCGTCTCGTCCCAGTCGCCCGGGGTGCCGCTCGCGACCGGGGCGGTATAGGTGATCGCCACCGCGGCCGAGGAAGCCCACGCGCTCCAGCCCTGCGCGTTCTGTGCCCGAACCTCGGCGGTAAGGTCGGTCAGATCGCCAGCCTCGGCGACGGTATAGTCCGCCAGCGTGGCGCCGCTGATCTCGCCGTCGTCGAACTTCCAGCGGTATTCGTAGGCGCTCGGCGCGCCCGTCCAGGTGCCGTCCGATGTCGTGTGCTCGTCGCCGATCTTGCCCGAGCCGGTGATTGCCGGGGCGGCGGTGTTGGTCGGGATCGCCCCGGCCGTGCCGGATGCCGTCATGCCGGGCAGCGTGGCGGCACCTGTCCCGAATATCCCCAATCCGGCCGCCGCAGAGGCTTCGAGCATCGGCAGATCGGCTGCGCCGGAACCTGCGATAACCACCAGCCCCGCGCCGGCGCCTTCCATGCCGGGCAGCGTGGCGGCACCTGTCCCCGGCACTGCGACCACACCCGTACCGCTGCCGGTCATGCCGGGCAGTTCCGCCGCGCCGCTGCCGGTAAGCGTGACCGTTCCCGCCCCGGCGCCTTCCATCGGCGGCAAATCCGCGTTGCCAATCGCCTCATAGCCCGGCGCAGTGACCGTGCCCGCGCCGCTGACGGCCATTGTGGGCAAGTTCGCCGCACCGGACCCCGCAACACCGGGCGGGGTGTAGACGGCCGCACCGGACCCCGTGAGCATCGGCAGCGTAGCCCCGCCATCGGCAATGAGGAACGGCAGGACGTTGCCCGCGCCAGAACCGCCAAGCGCCGGAAGGATAGCGGCCCCGGAAGCCACGAAGACCGGGGCGACGACTGTTCCGGAACCGGCCCCGGCCATCGCCGGAAGGGTGCCCGCCCCGCGGTTGCCGAGGATCACTTCGCCCAGCCCGTTGTCCGGCAGCACCGCTACCAAAACCCGGCCAGTCTGCACGTGGTCGCCCGCGGTGATGCGGACCTCGATCTGATACCGACCCGGTTCGGAAATGGTGTTGGGCGCAAAGAACGCCGTGGCCGAATTGGCCCCGGTGATCTCGACGCTATCCGCCTCGTATTCCGCCGGCCCTTTGGCAATTACCTCGACGGTTCCGCCCGTGATCGGGCTCGCCGAGGTGACCGCAAGGCGCAGGGAATTGAAGACGCGCATCAGGTCACCGCAACTGCTACAGGCTCGCGCCAGTCCAGGGTCAACGCCACTTCCGTCGCGGGCGGCGGCGCCACTTCGTCAAGCGCGGTAGGAAGCGCGACCACCACGAAGTTGAAAGACTGCGCGTCGGTTCCATCATCAGCGCGCACCTGCAAATCCCAATCCCCATGATCGACGCCGGGCAACAGCAGATCGACCCGACCAGACAGGTCGGTCCCGGCCGGCGTTGCCGTGCCGTCGCCCAATGCCGCGGCACAAATCATGCCGGGCATCGGGTCGCCGTCCGTGATCGTGATCAGCAACCGCAGCGGGACGGTCGCCGGGATTAGCAGCGGTCGCACGTCAGGAGGCGGGCATCGTCAGGGTGAAGGACGAAACCGAGACGGTAGAGCCCGCCGGGATCGTAAGCGTCGAGATATTGACCTCCTGCCCCGAAGTCCCGAGCGTCAGTTCCGCCACTTTGGCGGCCGCGCTGGTGTAAAGGCTGACCTGCGCGGCCGTGCCGCCGGTCGCATCGGTATCGGACGTGATCGCCGCGGCGGTGATGGTGCCGGTGGATGGGGCTCCGAAGGCCGTTGCGTCAAAGGTCAAGGTGGCGACCTCCACGTCTCCGCTCGTCTCGAATTCCATCGTGCCGCCATCGAGAAGCGTTCCAACGGCATCCACCGCAGCATTGCGGGCATTGGTTTCCAGGATCATCCGAAAAACTCCTTTTGTTCGGATTGGGTCATGACCGCGCGATATGCGGCCTTCTCATCCTCCGGCAGTGCCCTCGGATCGCCGTCGAAAAGCGGGCGCCCGTCCGGCCCTCGGACAAGGCAAACCGCCCTGATTTTGGTCATGCGCTTGCGCGCCACCCGGGCGCGGTGTTCTTCTGGCGTCTCAGTCATTCCGGCCCCAGGTCGTCCCAGATGCTCGGCCAGGCCGGCGGCGGATAGCCCCACTGGTCCGGCTCATTCAGTTCCCAGCGCCGGCCGCCGTAGCTGAACACAAGGCCCACGTATTCCGCCCCGTAAAGGTTCGGCGGGAACCGCTGTTCCCAGGTCAGGTCCGCTTCGCCCTCGGGCGGCAGTTCGCGCAGCCGGGACGCATAGGCGTCGGCGCCGAAGTTCGGGTCGTAGTGCCAGAACTCCTGAAGCACCTCGAAGCGCCGGTCGCCTTCCGTCACGATCACGCCCGCCGGGTAATGCTTGCCCAGCGTCAGGGGCGCCCCGCTTTCCGCCGTCACGCCCGGCACCGTGGCGAGTATCACCGCGGCCAAGGCATCGACCGTCATCGGCTCCGGCGCCAGCGTCGGGCTCGCCCGCACGTGATCGCCCTCGACCGTGTATTCCCACGCCACCGCGCGCATTCCGTCCGGCACCGGGTCCGCGACGATCTCCCAGAGGCCGGCGAATTCCGCGCCCTGCCAGATGACCGGCAGCGCCAGCTTTTCGGCCCGGCTCAGCCCCGCAATCCATGCGGCGGTGTATCGGCCCTGCGCCGGGCTGCGAATGTCTTCGTCGCGAGCCAGTTCGGTTATCGCCCCGTCCCGCACGAGGGCGTGGGTCACGGCAGCGCCAAGCGACCGGCGAATTCCACGATCGCCGTCATTGGGCCGCCGCCGGTTCGCCGAAGTTCGATCATGTTGCAGTCCGCCGGGACGGTGACGGTGTTTTCGACCTTGTTCGCCGCACCGCCCGACTGCGGCAATGCGCGCGGGCGCGTCCCAAGCACCCGGCCAGACACCAGGTCGACGAAAACCACCGCAGTGCCCGACACGTCGGCATCGACCGCGAACAGACTTTGCGCGCTGCCCCAGTTCACGCCGCCGTTGGCGCTGAACCGGGCCTGCACGGTGCCCGACGCGCTGGTCGTCATCTGCACCGTGACCTTCATCACTCGGGCCAGCCCGGTCTCGCTGCCGATCGCGGTGAACGTCGGGAAGGTCGCAGATGTCGGAACATCCGCCACCCCGGCGAAGATTTCCAGCGCCCCGCCGAACACCGGCACCGCAGAAACTTCCCGGTCCCCTATCGCAATGGTAATCGGGTTTTCGATCGCCGCCGCGCCCCATTCGGCCGTCACAGGATCATCCGGGTTGTAGTTCAGCGTGATCGGATCGGTCCAGCTCGACATGCGCGGCCCTCAGATAAAGCGGTACGGCTCACCGCCGTCTGCAAATTCGGTTTCCGCCGCCGCAATGAAGAACGCCCCGCGCGACTTCTGCTGTTCCGTCGCCGCGGAATAGGCCGGGGTATCGTTGGCCATGAAGAACGCATAGCGGCTGCGATCAAACGCGAAGCTCTGAAGCTCGATCTCGACCGCCTCGCCGCCCTCGGTTTCCTCGCGCGCGATGATCTGGAACGCCGCCGCCAGATCGTCGCCGTTCACGTCCAGCGCCTCGGCCGTCGTGACCCGCGCCACGTCCGCAAGCGCAATCGCCCGGAAGTCCGAAGTCAGCCGCACCTTTCGCAGCGTCGGGATCGTCCGGAAACGGTTCAGCATCCGCGAGGATATGATCCCCGCCGCCGTCATCTGGCCCGCGCCGAGAAACCGCGAGAACACCGTCCGCACCCGCGGCACCTTGTAGGCGTTCGGGTTGCGTTCATCCGGCGTGATCAGCGCGATCCGATAGTTGGTCGGCTCCGTGAGGCCCTTGGTCGGGTCTATCGGGGCGAAGTACATCAGCACGTCGGTGATGCGCTGCTCCGGCTTGTCCGTCGCGCTGATCCCGACCATGTTGTCGTCGTTGAGCCGCCAGACCGGCTCCGTGCCGTCCGCCGGCCGGTTGCAGCGCAGCCATATCTTCTGCGCGATCTCGTCGGGAATGAACGTCACCCCGAGCAGCGAGATTTCATTGAGCAGCCCCGTCACCCCTGTCGGCTTGGCGATCCATCCGTTGAGCAGGATCGACGATGCCCAGCGGGTAATCTCCGGCTCCCATTGCTCTTCCTTCGGCATCCAGGATGACGGGATGTCCGTCGCCGCCAGCACTTCCTCCGCCGCATCGTCTATCCGCTTGTTCTCCCAGCGGACCGCGACCTGCACCGTATCGCCTTCGTTGTGCGCCGCCGCCACGGTGCCGCCCACGCCCCGCTGCGAAAGCGTGAGCGCATCGCCCGTGCGGGTGAAGGCCACGATCTCCGAGCCGATGGTCAGGTACCCGGACGCCGGATATTCCGCCTCCCCGATGCCCTCGGGATCGAGCGTCGCCGCGCCATCCGAGTTGCTGATGCCCGCCGCCAGCACGCCGCGCGACTGCCGGGGATACTGCGCCTTTTCGTCCGTCACCTGGTCGAACACGTCGGAGGCGATCCACGTCACCCGCCCGTCGCTCGGCCCGGACCACTCGCGCCAGAAATGATGCGTCGTCTGCGCGTCTACGATCACGCCATCTTCGATGAACGCCCGCGTGGTGCGGAGCGCGGTGCCCTCGTAGTAGAGGTGGCGCAGCTTGAACTTCGGCATGAACGTGCCGAGCCGCTCGGGAAAGCGCGGGACGCCGTCCGCCTGCGCCGCCCCGGTCCGCCGTTCCAGCGCATAGGGGTCGATCCCGATCTCCGACGACGCGAAGTCGTTGAGCGTGATCGTCTTGGTGGTGCGCCGGCCGAGCGCGCCCCGGTCCGGGTCTTGCCCCGCGATGTTGATGCTGACCGGCTGCGAGGAAACCGACACCACCGCCGGGATATAGGTCTCATCGAGCGGTAGATTGGTCGTGCCCCGCGAAACGAATTTCAGCGTCTTCACGTCCGGGTCGAAAGCATCCTGCGCTTGGCACGTCGCGAAGAGGTTATAGCACTTGTGTGCTCCGGTTGTGCCGAGGGCCGCCGTGCATTCGCCCTCGCCATAGACCCGCTGGCAGAACGGCAGGTCGATCTCGACGATCTCGACCGCCTCCCTAGCCATGCGCCCGAACCCCCATCTGGAACGTGAACCACTCGCCGATCGTGTCGTGCGTCGGGCCGATCTCGTCGCCCTCGCGCCAGCAAAGCGCCACGTCGCGCAGTGACATGACCGGCGTCGGCGCCAGAAAGAACCCGCCGCCGTCATTAAAGTGCCGCCGGAACGGGTCGAAGGTCGTCGCCGCCCATTCCCGGTCGACCGGGGCGAAGGAAAGCGCCGTGCTCACGCCCTCGCGCGAGACATAGGCGCCGAGCTTCTGCCCGCCGACGCTCAGCGGAACCCGGCTCTCCACCTTCTGCGACATGTAGAGCGGCCGGTATCCCGGCACGACGCCGCCCGGGACTTCCAGAGCAAGACCCAAGGACGCATAGCCGATCACCGGCGCCGTCGCCCCTTCGATGTAGAGCCGCCAGCGTGTGGCCCGCACAGGCGCCCAGACGAGCAGCACCGCCTCGGTATCCCGCGACGGGGTATGCTCCGCCACCGTGACCCAGTCCTCGCCGTCCCAATACTGCGCGTAGACCGTGCAGGCGCAGGAGAAGAGGTTATGCGCCGCGACCCCGAGCGCCGAGACGAAGGGGCCGAGGTAATCCCCCGAGATCACCCCGCCATCCATGACCGGCGCGTCGGGCGGATCGGGCGCGTCGAAGATCGTGTCACCGGAGACGATCCATGCATCGTCCTCGTCGATGTCCGCTTGCATCCATGCGGGCAGCGCCGTGGGCTGCCACCGGGCCACCGTGTCGTCTACCGTGGCGCCGACCGCCGGCCGGTCCGCCGTGCCGCTCGATGCCGTCATGTCGCCGATGGCGAAGAGGTTCCGCCAGAGGATCAGCGGCCCGCTGCCGGTGTACCCGGTTCCGTAGGCGATCATCGGGCCACCTGAAGCACGTAACCGCGATCCTTGTTCTCGGATAGCAGCTTGTCGAAGAGGCTTTGCAGCGCCGCCCCGGAAATGAGGCTGTCCGGGCTGATGTCCTGTATAAACACGCGCAAGGGGGCCTGCGGTGCCGCCGCCGGGGCTGCGGCTGCCGAGGATGCCCCGCGACCGCGCCCCCGCGAACCGCTGCCTCCACCACCGGGCTGCGCGCTCTTGATCGACGCCACAAAGCCGAGGCCTGCGGCGAGAACCGAGCCCGCTGCAGCGAGGTTCGCGGGGAACGGCAACTTTAGCGCCTCCGACGCGCCTTGATAGGTGTTGATCAGCGCAATGGCCGCGCCAAATATCTTCGCCGCCCGGAAAGATTCCCCGCCAAACTGCCCCATGGCGCTGGCGATGTCGCCGGCCGCGCTCATCAGGGCTTCGCCGGAAGTCTGCGCCGCCTTTTCTGCCTGCTCAAGATTGTACAGTTGATCCACCAGATCGGCGATTTCCTGGCCTTGCTGGCTGTAAATGCTGACCCCGGCCGCGCGGAGTTGCTGATGCGTCTCGCGCGCCAGATCGGACATGCCGACCATGGCGATTTCGTCCTGCAACGACTGGACCACACGCTGTATTGCGGCGGCCTCGCGTTCGGCTTCGGATATTGCCGACGATCGGCCGCCACCGCCGCCGCCACCACCTCCCCTAGACGCCGCTTTGCCGGCCTGGTCGCGACGCCATGCATTTATTTCCTGCCAGTCCTGCCCTGTTACCCCTTGCACGCGCGGGTCTTCGGTCGATGCCGGGCCGGCCGTAGCATCCGCCAGGCGTGCCGCCTGCTGCGCATTGGCAAGACGGATCGCGTCGGCAAATTCGTAGTAGGCATCCCTCGCCCGCATGGCCGCGGTTGTCGCCTGATCGGTATTCCCGGCCAGCGTAGTCGCAGCCTCGGCCGCACTCAGGATCGCCGCGGCCATCCTGGCGCCTTCTTCGGTGAATTCTGCGCCCTCAGCCGTTGCGCTTTCGATCTGCGCGACTATGCTCTGCAGGAGCATCGCCTGCTCCTGCACGCCACGAGCCTGCCCCAACTCTTGGAACGTATCGCGCAGCCGGTAGGCTTCTGATACGGAAATACCCAGAGCATCCGTCAGTTCCTCAACCTGAGTGGTCGCGGAGACGCCGAAGGTCGTTCTTTCCCAAAACCGATCAAACTCTGCGATTGCCGAGTTGAGGTCCGCCTGCGCAACTGCATTGCCAAGCATGATCTGGGCATCCGCCAATCGCAGCGCGGCGTCGGCCGCCCCGCCGAATTGCGCCGTCAGTGCCTCGATTGTCTCTGCGCGGCTCTGGATCAGATCGAATAGCCCCTGCGCCGAACCGGCTGCGTCATCCGACGCCTCGCCAAACGCCTCCGCGCCATCGGCGCTGCGAAAGAAGGACGCCGCCAGCGGAACCCCGATCGCCACCACGGCACCAAGCACCGCGCCAAGCGCGCCAAACCCACCGAGCAACTGCGGCAACTGCTGCCCAAGCGCCACCGAGGCACTCGTCCCCGCGCCGACCTGCGTTGCGAAGTCGCCCACCTGAAAGGCTACGTTCTGGATTTGCCCGCGCCCGGCCATGGCAAAGGAACTGCTCATGCGATCCGCGCTCGCGGCTGCCTGCGTACCCGCCGTCTTGATCCGGTTCAGGTCTTGAGTTGCGCCTGTCGCCAGTCTGTCGACGGCCTGCTCGGTTCGCCGCGCCGAAGCGGCAAGATTGTCGAGGTCGTTTACACCGACAACCGCCGAACGGCTGTCGATGTTCAGTCCGAGGCGGGCATCTGTCATTTCTTCTTCCCGCCTCCGAACATCGCCAGAAACAGGCCTGGCGTCATCTTGGGCTTGGCCTGATCCCCGGTCACCCGGTCAACCTGCGCGACCCGGCCGAGCCGGATCATGTCCATTCGCCGCAGCGCGGCAAGTTCCCATCGCCGCGGCCGGTGGCCGGTCATCTGCGACCACCCCGCCAGATCGGCCCATGAAATCGGGTTCTCATCCAGGCCAGTCCTCTGGCGCTGCGAATCCAGTTCCCAGAACCAATCCGAGAGATGTTCCAAGTCCGCCGGAAAACCGGCAAGCCCCTGGCTTTCAAGCTGACCCCGCAGCGCGTCGCACGCGCGCCGGATCAGCCCTGCGTAAAATTTTCACGGACACCGAAATGAACGTCGCACAGTTCCTCGACCCAGGGCACCTTGCGGAAGGTCTCCAGCACGTTGTCGATCGTGCATTCCAGCGGCTCATTGTCCGCCCCGCGGAACATGCCGTCCCATGCGATGACGGCGCCAGCGAGAAGCCGCGACCCGGCCTCGGCCGTTTCCTCGGCTGTCACCTCCCGCTCTCGTTCCTTGTCGCCCCGCTTCATCACCACATGCCGCCACGCCGCGCGGCGGGACTTCAGCGCCCGGCGGCTGTCCGGCCCCGCGAGCGTGATCGTCGCCCCGGTATCGTGGCCGGCGGGATCGACCAGCCGGACGGTGATGCCGTCCTCCTGCTTCGCTGATCGTTCCGCCTGCTCTGCGAGGTTGAACGCCATCAGCCCTCCACGACCGCTTTCGCCACGACGACGATGTTGGAGTTGATCTCCAGCGTCGAATTGAGCGTGTGAATTGTGTTCGCCGTGCCCTGCCCGTATCTGGCGCCGTTCACCAGGGCGCAGAAAAGGAAGGTGGTCGGCGTCGAAGTGTCGGGCAATTCAACCACATCGGCATCGTCCCATTCGATCTTGAACGGATATTCCGAGCTGGTTTTCTCGGCCGCGATAAGGGCAAGTTGGCCGGCGTCGGCAGTGAGCGCCGCGAACTCGTTTTCCATCGAACCGGCATCCCGCGAACCTTTCTGCTTGATGGTGCGGTTGCGGTTGATGAGCCGCGTCGATATCGTCTCGGACGTATCGCCGATGGCGCCTGCATTGATCCAGCCGTCGATCTCGACCCAGGTGACGGCCGTGAAGTCGCTGGGGACCATATCGCCGCTTTCGGACGCCAGAGCAGCGTTGCCGATATAGATTTTGGAACCCGCTACGGGGAAAAGCGTGGCCATCGCGGCCTCCTTTGATTGAGGGTCCGCTTGCCCAAGGCGCGTTGAAGGGCCGAGGTGCTACTGCAGCGCCTCGAAGTAAATGCTGACCGGCACTTCCCACCAGCCACCAGAGACTAGCCCGCCCGCAACTGACGGCGCCTCGGTCACCCGCACCGTCGTCGTCCCGTGCACCAGCCTCAGATCGGCCGGGAAATGCGCCGCTACCTGTTCCGCGATGCGGTCCCCGGCCATCGGCCCTTCGCCGAGCCCGGTCATCACCGACACCTGCAGGATGCCGGGCCAGCGATGCATAGGGGCGATCCCGAGGCGCGCGGTGCGGTTTCGGATCAGTTGCGCGAGCATCCAGTTGCCGGCAGTCGGCAGGTTCTTCCGGTTCTCCCAGAGGATCGGCAGATCGGTATCAAGTCCGTCCAGGCGCTCGGATAGCGCCGCCCGAATGCTTGCTTCAATCGACACCCAGCACCCGCTTTCCGGCCGCCTCGTACTTGGCGACGATGCTGACCCAGTTCTGCGCCGCCTTCCGCACGAAGCCGAAGCCTTGCTGGCGATAAGTCCTGCCCAGGCTGTCCTGCCCGTTGAAGCCGTACTCCATCCGGCGGGCATATGCCGCCGTCCAGCGCGCCATCAGCACGTCTCCGAGTTTCGCCGGCAGTATCTCTAGCGCGTAGGAACCACTTGACCGCAGCCCGTTCACGTTTGCCGGTTCCTCATTGATCCCGACCGTGAGAGACCCGCCCAGAAACCCCGTATCGATCGGCCGGCTGCCACCGCTTGCGCGCGAAAGGTTCGCATCGTTGAGCACTTCCTGCGCCGATGCCCGGAATATCGTCTCGGCTGCGTCCTTGTAGTCGTCTACCCAAGCACCGACCGTCGCAGCGAAATTTTGCGCCATGCGTCCGCGCCCCTATATATCCCGCAGGAGGATCGCCCAATGACTAAAGCCATTGTCGCCCTGACCATCGTTGTGGCCTCCGGCTTTGCCGGATGGCATGTCTATTCAGACCGCGCCGAAGACATCGCGCACTGCGAAACCGTCACGCGGCTGGCCTCTACCAAAACCGGCGTCGAAAACCCGAATATCATGAAGGCGCTTGCCGACGACTGCGCTTCCCGTGGGCGACTGACACGAAACTAGGCTACTCGTCGCGACAAGCCGGCGAGATAGTCAATTTTCGGCGCCAAGATACACCGGCAGTTGATGATGTCCCCCGCCCCTGCGCCAAGCGCCCGATCCATGGGGTAACGCATCCTCGCGCCGGTCACAGGGCTCACGAAGGCATCGCCGTGCCGAACGGTCTGCATGTGCATTGCCGAATGGCTGTCCCTTACCCTACCGTCCAGGTTTGCCTGCCACTGCCACTCTACCTGACCCGGCGCGAGATTTCCTGCGTCGATCTGCTGTTGCACGGCTTCATATCGCGCCTCGTTCAGCGCCGTCATGCTTTCCGTCCGCGCGATCGTCTCACCACGCAGCGACAGCAACCTGTCCGAATAGCGCGCCGCAATCCGGTCGATGTCCGCCTGCGCCAGAGGCTTGCCATCCCGCATGGCCCGGCGCACCAGCCCGTCGAAGCGCTTGTCTCTGCGCGCCCGATCGAAATACCCCGCCATCCGTTCCGGGTCCGCCAGATCGGCCCGCATGTTGGCGACGTAGCCCATTTGCTGCGAGGTCAGGCCGACGATCCCGCCTTCCCGGCGCCCGGTGGCGCGGTTGATCCGGCCCACGATGTCCAGTGCCGTGTTGCGCGGGTTCCGGCCGTCAACCATGCCGTTGGCGATCCATGCGCGTATTCCGTCGCGCGTGTCCTCCAGTATCTCGACGATCAGTCCGCTTGATCTCTCCGCGAGGTATCGTTCCGCCCGCGGGTTTCGTCCGTCGAAGCGCACCGCGAGACGCGCACCGGAAAAGGGTCGGCTATCCGAGGCAGGGCCGTGACGGCCGCCGCTCCCCCGGCGAGGTATGCCCCCCGCAATGCGTCATCGAGGGGCGCGAAGAACTCCGGCCGCAGGTTGAGCGCCGCGAGGGCGAGGTCGATGCGCCCGGCCTCGATATGCCCGATGATGGCGGCGAGTTGCGCCTCGCTGCGAATGTCGCGGATGCTGGAGAGGAAGGCGGCGCGGATGCGCGGTTCCATCTGCTCGGCGAGGGCGTTGAAGATTTGGCGTTGCGAGGGGCGGCGGGCCATCAGAAGAGCCTTGTCCCCCGGGCTTTCGCCTCTTCGGTCATGTCACGAATGGCTTGCCGCACTATCTCGCGGCGTTCGGCTTCCTCTTTCGCCTCTGCCGCCGAAAGCGAAGGTTCCCGCTCGACTAGGATCGTCGCCGTGACCCCCATCATCTTATCAACGGCGCTCTCGACCTTGACGCTCACTTGCCCCTTCACCATCCGCCCGCGGTCATCGAAGAGCACCGGCACGCCGTCGATAAGCCGGATGTGTAGCGGGCATTCCCCGCCGGTCCAGTCGATTTGAGGGGTGTAGGGCATCATATCACCAAGCTCACTTCCCACATGACCACCACGCCCGCAGGGGCCAGCGGCCGAACCTCGGCGATCTCGTGCGACCGCCCCACGAAGGCGCCATCGTCCAGGATCGCCCCGGACAGATAGACCTGCGCATCGTACAGGCTCACCTCCGGCGCGTCCATGAGTAGCCGGTCGCCCCGCTCCGGAGCCAGCAAGTTGCCCCCCGGAAGCGCCGGAACGCCGTCCGTCGAGATGATGACCTCGCGCATGGTCTGCGTCACCGAACCCACGGCACGGTCCTTCCGGCCCACATCGACAGCCATGACCTGCACATACAGCGGCTCCCCCGGCGTCGGGTCGTAGTCCGGGCCGGTGAAGTTTGCCTTACGCAGGACCGCGAACTCGCCGAACTTGGCGATCAGGCCCGCAGCCGTGCGGCCCGACTTGGCGTAGTCGAAGGTCACTGCTTTGCCTCCTCGATCAGCCTGTAGAGCACCATCTGCGCCGCCCCTATGGCGCTATAGGCCCCCGTGAGCCCGGCTATACGATAGCCGCACAGGTTATCCGGGCCCATGTAGACCACCGCGAGCATTTGCGCCTGTCCGGACCGTGCCATTTCCAGTAGTTCTTCCGCCACCGCCACCACGCTCTCGCGCGGCTCTGCCGTGGCCGCCACCTCACCACCGAACAGCGGTGTAACCTTGTTCACGCGCGCACCAGACGCCCGACGACCCCGGACGAAGGCCCGATCAGGCTCGCGAGGATTTCATCCACCGCGGTCAGCACAGGCTGCACCGACGATGCCCCCGAAACGCCGAGATATTCGACTTCCAGCGGGCCGACGCGCTCGCGCTTCACGCCCGTGTTCGCCACATAGTCCGGCGCAAGGCTGCCGGGCGCAACCAGTTCCCGCAACGCCGCTTCCATCGTCGCGTTCACCACTTCGACGGGCACCTCGTCTTCTGTAATGCCGTTGCCTTCCATGTCCACAACGCCGGAGCGGGGCCATTCCAGCGCCTGCGAGCGCCCGCCCGTCCTGAGCCCCGGCCAGCGGCTGCGATAGCGCCCGTCAAGCCACTGCGTCGCCCGGATCAGCGCGGATTCCTTGGCCTCGTCCGTGCCCGTCCATGTCGCATTGGCGCGGACCGCGTGATATGCGTCCGTCGCCGCGAGCGAGGCGTAGGAATTGGCGCCAGAGGCCGGGGCGACAGTCAGGGTCATTCGGCAATCTTCCGCGGCCGTCCGCGCGGCTTGGCTGCCGGCGGCAGCACGAACTCATTGCCCGTCACCACAGTCGCGGCCGGCGCATTATCGAACAGAACATGCCGCGACGGATCGAAGTTCGCGGGGTCGATGTAGTGAAACCCGAGCAGGCTGCCCGGCTTGGCAACCTTCAGAAGGCCCGCGTAGGGATCAGGCATCAGGACACCTCCGCCAACTGCACCCACGCCGGCTGGCCGATCGGCCCGGTCTGCATGTAGACCGCGGGAGTTTCCCCGGTCGCGGTGTACCGCGATCCAGCCCCCGCCGTTCCGATGCCCGTTCCGACGCCGCCTTCGAGGACGGCCGCCGCTGCCGCCGCCACAACGCCAACGCCGCCGCCACTGTCCTCGTCGGTCGCGTCAATTGCCAGCGTCAGAAAGCCCATGGCAGCGTCGCTCGCCTCGACCGCAGTCACGATATCCGCCGCCGTGGTCACGATATCCCCGTTTTCGTCCGTCTCCAGGTAAACCTTCAGGGCGTTGCTTTCAGCCGTTACCGCAAGCACGGCGTCATCAACGCCCGGGTCGATATATTCGACGCTGATCGCATTGCCCGCCGCGCCATAGGCCGCCGCGGTGTAGAGGATCGCGTTATCATCGCCCGCCGGGTTGACGAGCAGCGATGCCTGCACCGGGGCGACCGGGGCGCCTTCTCCGAACATGTCGACCACATTCGCCGGCAGCCCGACACCCGGCACCGAAAACGCCGCGACCTCCGCAATGCTGACAGCTACGTCGCCAGACACCCGGAATTGCCGAGGCTGGATATACGGGCCGAACACCAGCGGCGCGGCATTCGTGACAAGCCCCGCAATCGCTGGGTTTTCCACCTGCCGAACGTATCCAGTCCCGTCGAATACCGTCGCGGTCAGGGTGCTGCCGGGCGGGACTTCATAAATCGTTGCCATTTGCATTCTCCTGAGCTTGGCGAAGGGGGCGAGCTATCCCGCCCCCTCTGGCAAAGATCAGCCGTGCAGGATCGCGATGTGACGATCCGCGATGGCCCGGAATCCCCAGGCAATGCGGACGTGCAGCACGTTCTGGAGGAACTGCTTGTACTGCGCCACCTCGAAGGCGAGGCCGGAACGGTCATCAACCACCGTCACCATATCGGACGCCGCATCGCCGCCTTCCGGCATCGCCGGGGCGCGGGTCGCCAGCACGATCGCGTCGCGCGAGAATGCGACGTTCTGCGTGTGGCTCGCGATGGTGGTCATTTCGACTGCGGTGGCCAGCGTCTGCCGCAGGCCGGGGCCGCCAATCACGACGGTTGCGCCGGTCTCCGTGGTGCCCGTCTTGATGGAATACTTGTTGGTATCCCCGGCGAAAGTCACCAGATCGCCCGCCTTGATGCCGGTCACGTTCACCGTGCCGTCATGCAGGATGATCGACGCATCCCCGATATCGTAGCCCGGGGCGTTGTTCACGTCGTAGCCCGTGCCCGCGCCCGCGGTGTGCACGCCGACCGCGTGGGAATGACGGATCGCCATGCCCATGATCCGCTCGGTCATGCCGTCGCGCAGCATATCCGAGGAACCGGCCTCGTTGACCTTGAAGAGCACCGACTGCTTGCCGCGCAGGTTCGCCATGGCCGCATGGCCGAGGACGAGCTGCAGGTCGGCCAGAGGGGCGCCGTTCTCTTCGAGGATGCGACGGACGCCCGCGAAATCCGACAGGTCGTTCGCCGTGGCGAAGGGCGCCGTGCCGGCGGTGGCGCCGAAGCCGCGCGAGGCATTGGTCCGGGCTTCCTCCCAAAGGTCCGCCTCGATCTCGTTCACCAGCGTGCGCATGCCCTGATAGAGGCGATCCGCCATGATGGTCGAGAACGTGCCGGCATTGGTGAGGCCGCGGGTTTCCTCGCCGTTGAACCGGACGGGTACATGCTTCGACTTCGAGATCGTGATCTCGACGTTATCCACCGTGGTATCGCCAGTGTTGGGCGCGGTAACGGCAGGGGTGTTCTCCCCCGTGCTCGCGGCGCGGGTGACGGGCACGCGAACGCTCTGCCCAAGGGCGGCGCGATCGACGCGGCTGTCCCGCGATACGGCGGGAATGAACCCAGTCAGTTCGCGCGAGACCTGATCGAGGGCCTCGTACATGTCGGGGATGAGGTTGGTCAGCGTATTGGCCATCGTGTTTCTCCTGCGATGGGGGTTTAAGAATTGCCGGCCCCCATCGGAGGCGGGACTTGTCAGTCTTCGATCACCTTCACGCCCGAGCGAACCGTCTGCGCCTGCGCCCGGTGATCCATCTTGTCGAACTCTGCGCGCGGGATCGTCTTGCCCTTGCCGCCCGAGCTGCTCCCGCGGGCATCGCCCCCGGAAGGCGGAGCGAGATAGGCCCGCCCCTTTTCCGACCCGGCCCATTCGGCGATGTAGCTTTGCAGCGCCATCGGACCCATGTCGGTCTCAACGATTGCCTTGCGGTCGCCGCCTTCGTCCGCGACCTTCACGAGGCCGCGCAGATAGGCTTTGGCCCCGTCCATCAATTCCGGCTTGACGCGCACCGCCGCGAGGGCCGCGGTCAGGCCGTCATCAACCAGGAGCTTGGTGGCAATGCCGCGCTCTTTCTCCAGGTCGGCCTTGTACTTGGCCAGTTCCGCCGCGTGCTTCTTTTCCAGCGTCTCACGGATTTTCGCGATCTGATCATCAGGCTTGACATTGCCCGCGGCTTCCGCCTTGGCGCGCAGTTCCGCGAATGTCTCCGGCGTGAAGTCGTCGGGCAGGCCTTCGAGACGCGCCCGCGCCTCCGCTGCCGCCGCCTTGGCTTCCGCCGTCGCCGCCTTCTGCCGTTCGTGCGCCGATTTCAGGTTTGCGACGGCCGGGTGCTGGTCGATGCCCTCGATGTCCAGCACGAATTTGCCATCGACGTTCTTGTACACTTCCCGAACACCCTCCGGAACATCGTCCAGGGCTTCGAGGATGGCTTTGAGACCCATCGGGTCCTCCTGCTTTAGGCCGACGTCGCCAGCCCGCTATCCGCCTCACGGGGCGGAATGATCAGCCCGCTTTCGGCCGGGCTTGGTTCCTCTGCATCGATCAGCGCCAGTTCCGCCTCGAAGTCCCGCTCGGCGCTGGCGATCTCGCCGCGTTGCAGGTTTTCGTAGAGCGTCTGATAGCTGATCGCGCCTTGCTGCCATGTCCTGACCAGCGCCTCGGCGTCCTGCGCCGTCATGGGCTGACCGTGGAAGTCGAGGTTCGGCTTGACGGTGACCTCTTCGGGCCGGAAGCCTTCGAGGATCGCCAGATAGCGCAGCGAGCGTTCCAGCGCCTGCGCCGAGGCCATGGAAACGCTTGTGAGCGTCGCCGTCTGCGCCGAACTCCTGATCTTGAGCGCCTCGCCGCTTTCGGCCGCCTTCTTGCCCATGTCGAAGAGGCGGGCGCCCATGCTGATCGCCTTCTCGCGCTGGTCTGCCATCGCGACCCGGTGCGCTTCGATCCCGGTTCCCGCGGGGCCTACGTACTTCGCGTCCGGGGCCGGCCCGCTCCCGCCTTGCAACTCGACGACCACGCCGGCACCGACCATGTCGGGCTTCGTGCCGTTGATCACGAAAAGCGTCTCCTGCCCCGACATGAACAACTGCCAGCGGTAGTCGGCCGACAGCTGGTATTCCGCCAGCGCCGCACGCGCCACGCCGATCAGCGGCGGGTCTTGCGGCGGGATCGTCAGGTCTATCGGCCCGACGACGACGAAGGGGATTTCCGTCAGCCCCACGCCCCCGCGCGCCGAGGGCTGCAGTTCCTCGCCGGCGATCTTGAGGTCGCCCTCGTAGACCCGCTGCACGTAACGCCCTTCTATCAGTTCCAGCACGCGATAGGCGTCATGCTGGTTCCAGACGAAGCCGTCGCGCACCAGCCCGCATTCGTCGAGGACGTAGAAGTCGCGGTCCTCGCTCCAGTTGATCAGGCTCTCGGCGGTGTAGCCCGCCAGGAAGGACCGGCCAGCGGCGTTCGCGTCGGCGAGAATGCCGTAGCGCCCGGTCAGCAGGATTTCCGACGTGATCCGGCGGTGGAACGCTTCGAGTGGCAGGCCGTCCCGTGTTGCGGTCTCCCAGACCCATTCCATTGCGGCCGGCAGTTCGATCTGCGCCTCCGTGCGGTGGATAACGCCGACCATGCCCTGAACCGTGGGGCCGACCGCTTCGGAGAACTGCGCCCGGTGCCGATAGGCGTCGTAGAGGTCCCTGCCCTCCTGCGAAGAACCGAACCCCGGCGGCTTCCGGAGATACGTCTCGCCGCGCTTCTTGACCGCGATCTCCCCCCGGTCGCTGTCGCGCATAAGCATCCATTCATCGGCCCGGTCGAGCCAATGCGGATGCTTGGTTGTCACGTCCATCAGATCAGCCCGACAACGCGACCGGAGGCCGTCGAGGACTGCGCTTCGAGCATCAGGTCCGTCAGAGCCCAGACCATCGCGTCGGCGCGGTCAGGCGATCCCTCGCCCATGTAGCCGTCCGGGGCCATCATACAGAGCTGATCTTCGAGCGGGGCGAACCCGCCGACAAGCGAGACCTTGCCCTGCTCGAAGAGCGCCGCGACCGGCTCGGCCCGGGCGATCTTGCCGCGGCTGGCCGTGACTTCCCGATATGCCACCTTCGGATCGGTGGTGCGGATCACATGCTCGACCATCGCCCCTCCGAAGTTCCGTTCCGCCACCAGCCTGTCGGCCTTTAGCTCGTGATACAGATCAACCGCGCGCCGCCCCCAGCCCGCCGGGGACAGGTTGCACGTGCGATCCGCCATAACATAGCCGCGGCCATCAATTCCGACGCCAGCCGCAATTATGCCCACGTCGTCGGCGCCTTCATCCCCGCCCCGCGTGCCTGAGGGGTCGATAGCAACCACGACCCGCCGCAGTTCCGGCGCCGCTTTGACACGGGCCTGTTCCAGCATGTCGCGCGTCCAGAGCGCCCCGGGAACGTCATCGAGGATTTCCGCGAATAGCTCTTGCCGGCCTATCCGGGTTCCTTCGTACTTCGCCCGTATCTGCGCCAGGAACTGCGCGGGGAGGTTCGCCGCGTTGTCGAACGTGCTACCCCGCGTCACCACGCATGAGGGGTCTTTCATCAGAGCCCGGATGATCGGAATGGGTCGCGGGGTAGTCGTGACCATCACGCGCGGAACGCCTCGGCGCATACCGAATTGCAGATTGTCCCAGGTCTCTTGCGCGTAGGTGTATTTCGCAAGCTCGTCGACGAGCGCCGTGTCGTGCTCCGGGCCGCGAAGCTGATCCGGTTCCGTCCCGTTGTAGGTCGTCGCCACCGCGCCGTTGGGCCAGGTCAGGCGCCGCTTGGACGGCTCGTATGTCGGCCGTTCGTGCTCCGGCGAGACGGCCATGATGCCGCTCGGACCCTCAACCAGAACCTCGCGCGCGTCGGCCGCGGTTTCCGCCACGATGGCAATCCGGCTTGCCCCGGCTTTCCACTGCTCCCGAAGCCATTCCGTGCCGGCGCGCGTCTTGCCGAAGCCCCTGCCCGCGAGCACCAGCCACGTTGACCAGTCGCCGCCCGGGGCGAGCTGGTTCGGCCTTGCCCACCAGCCGCGCCAGCGCCAGAGCAGTTCGGCTTGCGCCTCAGTGCTTAACCGGCTCAGTTCCCTCTTCCGAAACTCCAACGGCTGCGAGGCTAGCCATTCTGCTGGCGAACAACTCCGCATCGCGCTTGGTCACGTCCTCGGTCTGGATTGTGCCGGTGTGCTGGATGGCCTGCGGCGGTCGGCCGTAGCCCCGGTCAAGCAATGCGTTCGCCGCCGCTACCCGCGCGCTGTCCGCCGCCTCCTTGCTGGTGCAGACCTCGACAAGGGTCGCCAGCGCCGTCTCGGCGTAGTCCTTCGCCATTTCCGCCAGTGCGCGCTTCGCGGCGCTTACCTTGCCCGGCTTTCGTCCAGCCCCCGGCCTTGCTCCGCCGACCTTGCCCATATCCCCGATCCTGAATGTGGTGAAACTTTTTCACTGCCCGGAAACAACAAAGCCCGAGGTTCCCCCCGGGCGCAACACTTCATCTTGCCGAAAGGTTAGCGAGCAAGCGGCAAGTCGTCAAGGGGGTATTTGCGTGCTCCCTTCCGTCACTTCCGTTCTCCCCTTCTCGGCGCCCCTCGCTTTCGGGGCTGCGCAGCCAGTTCCTCGACACGCGGCAGGCACTTGGCGATTGCGCGCTGAAATGCGGGGGCGTCGGCTTCGCGGACCCAGCCTTCAATCCAGACGAAGCCGGCCTTTGTGAGACGTTCGGCGCGGGTGGATGGGGGGGTGGTCACGGCGCGACGGATACGGACGCCCACGTCCATTTTCCGTTGCTGTAGTAGGGCCCCGCGGCCGTGCGTTCGCCGGTCTGGCTGTGCGTTGCCTGCGCCTGCCTCTCCGCCTCCGCCTTGGTGTCGTGCGTACAGATCAGGTCATGGCAGTAGCCGGTGAACCGCATGTAGTAATCGCCATCGGCCATGTCTGGCAGGGCCTTTCGGGCGGCGGATTCAAAGTCGATATTCATCTCGTCTCTCCCTCTGTATGGGCGGGGCCGTTAGGCCGCCGCCTTCAGTTGATGTTGCCGGGCGCCGGGTGCGTCGCGGGCGGGACTGGCGCCACGTAGTACCGTTTCCCCCAGCCGTCCTTGCCGCCTTCGACGATCAAGCCGCGCTTCTTGGCGATCCGAACCGCTGCCGATACCGTCGCGCTGATCCCGCCGCGACGGGGCTGAAGGAATGCCGGGTACAGTATGCCCTCGGCGCGAACGATTTCGGCCATTTCCGCCACCATTGCTTCTGTTGCTGCGCTCATCTGTCGTCTCCCTTGCTGATGCCCTATATATATCCGGCACCTGCCGCACATGCAAGGGGGTTTTCCGGCATTGTGCGGAATTATTTTACCGCCGCTCAACCCCGAACACGTCCGCCGCCGCGCCAAGCCCCGCCCGCAGTAGCTCCAGGTTGGACAACGCCCGTTTGCCACGCCCGCGCCCGAATGATAGCTGGTGGACGGCTACGTCCAGAAGGATGGAATAAGCCGAGAAGCCCGCAAGCTGGCGTATCTGGTCAATCCTGCCCTCCGCCCACTGCTTGACGTGCAGGCCCTCGTCTATGCCGCCGCCGCGAATGCCGCCTACGCCGAGCACCATCATCTTGGCTATGACATTTGTTCCACCGCCGCCCCACGCCAGCCTGTGCGCTGCCTCGAAATGCTCGCCCGCCTCGCGTTCCCATTGTGTGATGGTCTTTTTCCCGGCCAGATAGCGGAGGGGCGAGACATGGGCGTTGATGGCGATGCGGTCGCCGTTCTTTTCCAGGCGCGTCACCTCGTATGCGCCCTTGGCCGCCGCTTGTGGCGTAGGGGGCATCAGCGGTGGAAGAGGGGCGGGGCGGCGGCGAGCTTTAGGCATCGTTTTATTTCCACACCACCGCCAGAGGAACCGGATCGCCGCCCGTCACGCTGGCGAGGTACTTGCCATCCGACTTGTCGTGCCGGACGAACTTCGCCATGAAATCGAACTTGCCGCGCCTCTCTACGCGCCACACCGCGCCCTCTACCGGGTCGATCGCTGCGCGCGTGAGCGGAAAAATCTCGCCGCCGACGTTCGCAACCGCTACATTCGAGCCGTCGAGTTTCTCGGTGACAATGACCCGATCGTGCCTGTCCCGCAGAGTTTCGGTCGCGATCCGCGCCTGGCCCTCGTGGCAGTGATAATCACCCGGTCCCAGCCGAGACATTGGCAGGTGCGGGATTGACCCATATGCCTTGTGTCCGAGAGGCTTCATAGCCCACCCTCCGCGCCGCTGTCGGTAGCGGTCCACTTGGCATTTTCAGGGGCCGCCGGCATCGGCATCCAATGCGTTGGCACGTTGCAAGGGAAACGCCAGTCTTCCCACACACTATGCGCGGTGCCGGCCTCGAAGATGTCGCCGGCTTCCGCGAAGGCCGCCCCGGCGCGCTCCACATAATCCCTGACCGTGTCCAGTTGTGCCGCGGCCCCATCCGCCGTCCGCCATTGGCGGGCGCCGAAGTAGAGCAAGACCGGGCCGTCCGGGATCACCTCGAATTCAGACAAGGCCTTCCACGTCCCGCCTGCGCTTTGCGGCAACGGGTCATTGATGCTGATGTTGCGGCTCCACACAGGCTCGGCTGACCAATCGCGCCCAGCCTCTCGAACGATCGCGCCATCGCACTCCTGCCCTAGCCGTGACATTTCCCGCGTGGCTTCGGCGCGGGCTTCGATCTCGGCGGTCAGGGTCGCGACGTGCTTCTTGGCCTCCAACTCGATCGACCGGGCGACGACCTCTTCATCCCAGCCCCTCGCGGTTTCCGCCGCCGCTCGCGTCGCATCCTCGTATCCTCTGAGATATTCGGTGGTCTTCATGCGCCCTCTCCCACTTTTGCCGATGCGATCCACGCCGCCGCGATTGTATACGCCCACGTCAGTCCGAACAGGTCGCCCAGAACGAAGAAGGCCATGTACCAAGCGAAGGCCAACAGCGCCATGTGCACGCAATCGACGGCTATCGTTCTCCAAGTCATGCGCCCTCTCCCTGCTTGCATTCCATGCGATCTATCCGTCCGCCGTGCATCGCAGGTCCAGCGCCGCCTGCTCCGGTTGCGCGATAGTCGCCGGCTCCTGCCATATCCAGGGGGCATAGGCCGTGGGCAGCCGCGAGAGAGCGCCACGCATGTCCTGCTGCCATATCAAGAATGCCTTGCGCGCATCGCCTGCGCCTGAGACTGATACCGACACACCTTCGAACACGTCTTGACGCGCGACCTCGTGTCGGGGTGTGGAGTGAAGGTCTCCCCGCAAACCGAACACGTCTTGACCTTCGGGTGCTGCATGACGTGACCGGCGACGTTTTCGAGGAAGATCCAGCGCAGCCCGTCGCCGAGCTCGCGGGCGACACGGGCGACGTGGGGCCAGAGGTGCCGCTCGTCATCCTCTCCGCGCCGCTGTCCCGCCATGCTGAACGGCTGGCAGGGGTATCCGGCGAGCAGGGTGTCGATGGCCCCGGCGAGGGGGCTGGCGTCGAAGCTGGTGAGATCGTCCCAGATCGGGGCAGGGGCGAAGTATCCGGCCCGCTGGGCGGCGATGAGGACGCTGCGGGGGTATTCCTCCCACTCGACGAAGGCGCGGCTGTGGAAGCCGGGCTCGGCAAGCATGAGGCCCATATCGAGGCCACCACCTCCTGCGCAGAGGGAGAGTCCGTTCCGGGGGCGTAGCACCATGTCACCCCCGCCCCCCCATCATGATCCGGTGCAGGTCCGCCTCGGCAAAGCGGGCGGCGATCAGGGCTTCCTCTGCCGCGCGCTGGCACATGAACGACTTCGGCAGGTATTCAACGAGGCTCTCGTCATCTGTGAGGGTTTCACCGTCGACGGTCACGAGTCACAAGGCCGGGCGATGTAGCCGATCCGCAGGCACGGGGCCTTGTGGCTGCGCTCTGTGGCGGGTACCGGCTGATGCATGGTCATCCTTCCCACCCCTCGGACTGCTTCACCGGCCCTTGCGCCAGTGCCGCGTCTACGCTTGCACGGTGTTCCGCGATCTCACGGCGGATGCGGTCTGCGAAGGCGGTGGGAACCCAACCAGTATCCGCGCGATGGCCAGAGCCGAGGGAAACGGACACGTATCCGAGGGGGCGGAGCTTGCGAAGACGGGCCATGCGTTCGGCGGGGGTCATGTCAGCACCAAATCACACGGCGGGCCGCTGATTCACGTCTCCGGCCTATAGCTAGCACCGAATTTTTCCGCCGGAGATTTTCGTATTCCCGATCCACGGCCCTCCCGGCTACGGCGTCGTAAATCCGTTCTGCCTCAGCGTCCCGCTCCGCCATTCTGGCCTCGGCTAGCTCCAACATCGCAAAGCCTCTCCCCTTCCGATAGACCGTCAGCATAGCGCGTTTCGTTACGGCGAACAAGCCGTTTCAAACAACACGTCGGCAAAATCCATCCCCTCCCGCGGGGGCATCTTCACCGAGACTTGCAGCGTTCGCGCCAGCCGATAGGCCAGATGATATGCCGCCGCCTGGCCGCCGAACTTCGGGTCGCTATCCGCGAAGATCACCACCTCCTCGACGCCTTCAGGCGGTTGCCATTTCGTCAACAGGCTGGAACTGATCGCGGACCATACCGGGATTTCAAAAAGCCGCGATGCGGCAAGCGCCGTCTCGATGCCCTCGGCGATGCCGAGCACGCTGCCAGGGTGCCCGTCGCATAGCCTCACACATGCGCCCTCCGGCACCGTGCCGGGCATCATCTTGCGGGGCGACGCCATTTCGGCCTTGCGCCCGCTAGGGTCCAGGAACGTGCGGTGCAGCGTCACGGACTTGCCGTCCGCATCCTTTACCGAGGCGATCATTGCCGGCCTTACCCCGCCCTCGCCGTCACGGATAGCGGCGGCATAGCGCAGGCTCGACGGGTAAAGGCTATCCCTAAGCCCCCGGCTCGTCAGATAGCGGTCTACCGGGTCGCCCGGCGTAATCGGGACCGATGCCGCAGCTACTTCCCGAATGGCAGCTCTCACCTCCTCGTCGCTCATCTGGCGCCGGATGGTGTCGGGCTTCAGGTTGCCGATGATCTCATCAATCCGCGAGGCCGCATCCTTGAAAGGCAACCCAGTGAAGCGGGTGGCGAACTCCATTCCATCGCCAGCGCCGCAAGAATTGCAAATCCATGTACCCCGCCCCTCACGGTTATCAAACCGGAACCGATCCTTTCCACCGCAGAACGGGCACGGCCCATGCTTACCGTTGAGCGCCGCATCAGGAACGCCAAGTTCCAACAGCACGCCACGCCATTTCCCTGTTGTCGCATCCGTGGTCCGCTGGTGAAACATCAGGCCGCCTTACACATGCGCTTCGCGTAAGCAATTCTGCGGCTGGTCTCGTATGACCGGAACCGCTCATCCGGTGGCGTGGCAATGTCCACAAGCCCCCGCGGCCACACGCCGAAACACCCCTTGTAAAGCGCCTTGGCCAGTTTCCCGCCCTTTCCCCGCGCCATGTCCACATGCAGGGCCATCGACCAGAAAAGTTGTTTGTCCCATTTCTGCGCCCTCCCGGTCAACTCGACCAGTTCGCCCGTTGTCGCCTCGATACGCGCCGGCTTCCGCTCATGCCCGCAGGCCGGGCACTTGGCCCCCGTGTGCAGCCCCCCGCAGGACGCGCACGGCTTCGGCAGTTTCTCCGCCGCCGCCTTCCGTTCCTGCTTCGCGCCCGGTGGGGTGCAGTCCAGAGCGGTGCGGCCTATGTCCGTAACCAAGCCGAGGCGCAGGCTGTTTCCGGCGTGGTCCAGGATCAGGCAATCCTCGGACCCAGGATTGACCCGCAAGCCGCGGCCGATCTTCTGAACGTGCAGCATCTCGCTTTTCGTCGGTGCCGCATCCACGATGCACGACACCGGCAGGTCGACGCCCGTTGTCATGGTCCGCACGGAACATATCACCCGCACGTCACCGGATCGGAATTGCCGGTTGATCCGCAGCCGCTCGACGCGATCCGTCATGGCGTCCACATAGGCCGCCGAGACGCCGCATCGCTGAAATTCGGCCTGAAGCTGCGCCGCGTGCGCACGGTTGACGGCAAAGCAAAGCGTCGGCCTGTCACCGGCCCGTTCCAGCCATGTCCCGACCACCGACCCAACCAGCTTCGCCTCGCCCATCACCTTCGCCAGCGCTTCCTCGACGTAATCCCCGCCCCGGACCTTTACCCCGCGCAGGTCCGGAACATCCGGCGCAAAGGCCGTGAACCGCGACAACAGCCCCGCCTCGATCAGTTCCGAGATCGTCACCGGAACCACCAAATCCTGCCAATGCAGCCCCATTCCGCGCGCCCATGGCGTAGCCGATAGCCCGATGAAGAACACGTCCGGACGATCGGCCATCAGGCCTTCGATAACCTCGGATCGAATGTGGCACTCGTCAACTATCACCAGCGCAGCGCTCGGAATGTCCCGCCTTGCCAGGGTTTGAAGGGATGCCACCTGAACACGCGCGCTCGGGTCCGTCCTCGGGTGGCTCGCCTGCATCACGCCAATGCCGTGGATGCCCTCGTCCTCGAATGCCGTCACGGTCTGGTCAATCAGGCTGATCGCGGGCGCGGTGAAGATCACCCGGTTTCCCTTGGCCAAGGCGCCTTCGATCAACTTCGCCGCTGTTACGGTGTTATGCGTCACCGTGAAATCGCCAAGCATAAACAGCCGATCGCCCGTCAACTCAAACCCGAAATAATCCCCTTCCCCGATCGGTTCTATCCGGAACCCTGTCACCAGGTGATCCTTGATCTGACGGCGTGGCCTGAATTGCAGCCGCTTGCAAGGCACCCTCTCGCAATCACCACTGACGTAAACCCGCCAGTAATCTGCCGAAAAGCCCGTGGAAGCTATGCCCTTCCGGCACTTTCGAACGTAAGCGGCCAAACCGACAGACCGGCATACAAAGGCAACGTCGCGGGCGAGGGTTTCCGACTTGCTGATGAAATCAACCCCATTTTGCGACTGATGCCCGTCCGTGTCAAAAAGCCCGGCCAAAAGCGCAAGCCTGTCCTTGATCGAAGATGTCTTGTAAGTAACCGGGATGTGGCGATTTCGTAGAACTCCAACGCTGCGCAACTTGTCTAGGACCGGGTTCGCAAGCCCCGCCGCCGTCGCAGCGTGCCACGTCGGGCAGCCTGTCGATCCGTAAGAAACCCTTGTATGACACCCCAGGCTCCCGCAGTATTCCACCCACGCTTGCGAAACCTGCCCATCTGGCTTGCTCATGCTCGGTCCGGTTGCCGTGCCGTCGCCTAGCCAAACGCCGAGAATGTACGGTGGCAATTCCAATTCCCCGACGCTGTCGAATTTCACGGCCTGCGGGCGCCACTGCTTCGCAACATGCTTTGCAGTCTTGTTGCTCGCGTAGAGTGCATCCGCCCGGATCGTGATGGTTTCTCCCTTATTTCCGCTGAAGAACTGCCCATCAGAAAAGAACGTCCTTCCACGGCCGACGCCGGTCGCCTTCAACGAAAGCAGATGGGACGCATTGCAGGTCCACGGGTCGCCCTTCACCGGGGTCACGCGAAACATCGCCTCTCTCCCCCTTGCCAACGATAGGACCGTCACAGGCTCCCCGGTTGGCGACGCAAGCCGGTCTCCGACCTTGACATCCTGCACGGGTACAATTTCACCGTTCGCCAAGATCACGGGCGTTCCAAGCCCTAGGCACTTTCCCGCGCCTGTCGGCATTCCGCAGACCACGCGCCTATTGCCCTTGCCAATGGATTGACGGATCATCTCGATAGCCTTGACCTGATGCGGTCTAAGCTCCTTCCTCCGGACCCGATCAAGCATCGCCTTCGCCCCCTTCGTTTTCCTTTCTTGGCGATGGTTCTTTCCGACGCTGGTGAAGGTCGGGTCTTACGTCATTAAGACGGTGGGACATTTTGTCCCGCCATAGATGGGACATTTCTGGATTTCTAGACGGGACATTTCGCGTCACTTGGTCGAGCCAATCGCAGCCGCAAAGGGACAAGACAGCGCCTATGTTAATCCTGTATTCCGTCGCCTTGTAACGGTTGCCGTTGAGGGCGCCAATTGACGTTATCGCCCCACAAGCACGAAGCATTCCGAGGCATCGGGAAACGGTTTTGACAGTGACCCCGGCCCTCTTGGCCAGCTTGGCGCGCCCTGGGTGGATATACGGCTTTGGCCCGCCCTTATGGTGGAACCAATGATCCACTAAGGCTAACGTCACATCGCGCTGGCCTTTGGTGAATGGACCCTTGCGAATTGCCGATCGAACGAGCCGCCTGAATGCGGCCTCTTGGCTGTCATCAAATTTCATTCGCGCCTCTTGCGCGAACGGTTCAAACCGTGGTAGTCATGCGGCATGTGGCGAACTCCTCTTTCGCTGCTCTGGCGGGTTGAGCGATTGCAGTTCGCTCCCCGCCGCCCTACCCTAGCCGAGAATGACGGGGCGGGCAACGGTCACAGCGACATGACAGTGACGGGCGTCCCATTGTCCGCAAGAACTACGCGCCACGCACTGCCGCCCCACGCGACGCGATAGATGCTCCGCTTGCGCCCCCGCACGCGCGTATCACAGTCGACGGCATCGCCTCGCTCTACCATTTCCCGCACCTCGCGCCAGAATTGCCACGGGTCCACGTCAGGCCCCAAACGGCTCCGAACTGCGTTCAAGCAGTGCGGGTTCAAGCATTTCTCGAATGGGTTATCCATGCCGTTCCATAGCAGCTTCATAGCGGCACCACCTCCACCTCGCAGCCGTCCAGATCGGGCACCCACTCGAATGTCGACCGCTTGACGATTGTCCGGTTGTCGTCCTCGATCACGCCCCAGGCCACGAGGCGATCCTCTATCGTTTTAATGGCGTTGCTTCCGTCAAACGTTTCGCGGACGCCTATTTCCCCCAAACGAATGTGCAGCGCCACAGGACCGATGAAGCGCGGGCGCTTCTGCGTCATCGCCAGATCGTCCGCATGTCGACACCATGTCCTGTAGTCGCCAGATCGGACCCGCCCTTTGCCCGGCACGTTGGCGTGCATGTTGTTTAGGCTGAAAGGGCGGGGGAAGCGGAGGATCATTCGGCGGCCATATCGAACAGCGTGAAACGGGACGCCTCGGCTTCCTTCAGGAACTTGTCGGCCTGCCGCGCATATTCTGGCTTAAGCTCGACGCCGAGGTATTTCCGGCCCATCTTCAGGGCCTGATAGCCAGTCGAGCCGATGCCGTTGAACGGGTCAAGCACCAGATCGCCGGGGTTGCTGTAGAGGGTCAGGCAGCGTTCGATCAGGTCCAGCGGCATCGGGCAGATGTGCTTTTCGTCGCCACCGGCTTTGAACCGAGCGTTAAGAACCTTCGTCTGTTGAGTGTTCATCCACACTGGCGAAGCCCATTCCTGCCACTGGTCAAGCGGGAAATCCTCGCGCGTGTGGGTCACCGGCTCGCCGACATTGATCCCCTTCGACTCCTTGCGCATCACAAGGATATATTCAGGCATTCCCATCGCGGATACGCGAGAGTTGCCCCGGATGTTCTTGTAAAGCAATCTTTCATGTTTGGTCTTCTGCATTTCGCGAACCGGGTCACGCCACACGGTCACGCGAGCGCGAAGGCAGAAACCAGCTGCCCGATAGTTCCGAGAGGCTTCATCTGAGAACGGGAACAGTCCGCCCTCTCCGGTGTCGCTCGAATTTTGGTAGAAAACCGTATCCTTTACATGGTCGCAGATCACGGCACCCGGCTTCATGGCCCTGAACAGTTCACGAGCCATATATGCATGATGCTCCAGGAACTCGTCATGCGACCCGGAATTTCCCATGTCTCGCTCGCTGTCGCTGTAAATATAGAGCGACGAAAACGGCGACGAAAAAACCGCCACGTCGATGCAGTCATCCGGCATCCCGGCCAGCACTTCGACGCAATCGGCGTTATATAGCCCCCAGTTGGCTCCTTCGTAATCAGGCTGCATCTGTCTTCTCCCTCATGAAGCTTGGCAAGGTTATAGCTGGCGGCCGAGTGTACTTTACGCGAAGCTCGGCTTCCTTCTGCGCCGTCACCATGGCCCGCGTCATTGCCCTCTTCATACGCTCGTGATCTTCGGCTTTGCGCCGGACGTTCGCCCAAATTGGCCGCTCCGTGTCGGCAATAACGATGTGGGCGGTCACTTCTTCCTTCTGGCCGTAGCGCCAGAGACGCCGGACGGCCTGATAGTGCTGCTCATAGGAATGCGAGATTGACGAGAACACGACCGTCCGGGCATGTTGCCAGTTCAGGCCGAACCCGGCAAGCTTCGGCTTGGTAACGATCACCCGGCGCTCGCCAAAGGTAAACGCATCAAGAGCGGCCTCTTTCGCCTCTGGCGACATGCTGCCGTGCACCTCGATCGCGTCCGGGATCGCCTTGGCGAGAGCCGCGCTTTCAGCGTTTGTTTCGCACCACACGACCACCGCGCCGGATTCTCGATTGGCGATCTCTGCTGCCAATCCGACGCGTTCGGCTAGGGTTATGCGCTTTTCGTGATGCAGAGAAGTAGCCGACTGATCCGGCACACGGAAGAGCAAGCCTTGCGTATCAATGCACAGATCGGCCGCAACCTGATGCAGCACATACCGAAGCGGAGGGAGCCGGAATCCGTCATCGACGCCGCCCAGATCGCTCGGCATACTTGCGGCTCGCGCCCACGAGGCAACCCACTCCCAAAACGGAGTGACCGCGTGCCCCTTTAGCCGATAGCCGCCCATTGTCGTCTGATCCGAAATGAACCACCGTGACAACATCTCCGGCCCCGGCATGACGCCGAGGAATTCCGAGTGCTGCCCGATCTCCATATGATCGTTCGGCGCAGGCGTAGCTGTCGCTGCCAGCCGATACGGCGTATCCTTGAACGCATCGACAAGCATCCGCTTTGTCGGTCCGGTGAAGCTCTTGAGGATACTGCTTTCGTCCAGAACCACCCCGCCAAACCGGGATAGGTCCAGTTTCGGCACGCGCTCGTAATTGGCGATGTTGACGCCAGCCCACACTTCGGCATCCTCGCGGATCACCCGCGCCTCTACGCCGACCGCCTCGCATTCGCGCTGCATTTGGCGGGCGACGGCAAGCGGGGTCAGGATCAGCGTCGGGCGGTTGCTCTTTGTCCGGGCCTCTTCGGCAAAGGCCGCCTCGACGCGAGACTTGCCGAGGCCGGTATCCAGAAACGCCGCCGCTCGGCCCTTCTCGCAGGCAAATTGCAGTGTCCTGCGCTGATGCTCGAAAAGCGACGGCCAGTCCTTCGACGGATCAAAGCCAACGGCCTTGACCGCAGCTCCCTTGCTGGAAATGAAGTCGCGATATTGCTGATAGTCGAAAGACATAAGCTCCTCCCCGCTTTTGCACATGCGCCACCTTAGCCGGACGGCGCATTATGTCAAGGGGTTTTCGCCACCGCCGCCGCGACTTCCCGCGCCATCTTCCGCCTCATCGCCTCGGCAAATTGCGTGAAGTCCTCGGCATATTCCACGAACGCAAAGGGGCCTTGGATGACGTTTTCCTGATACCAAGTGATGACATGCTCAGGCGCTCCGACGACAAGCCCGTTGATCGTGATCTCGGGGTCAATCGCCTCGCGTGCCGCGCGCGGACCGGGGTTCAGGCTCTGGTCCTCATCGCCGGATATGTCCAGCACGCCTTCCCAGCACCCCGCCTCGGCGATGGCCTGGGCGCCGAACAGGATCGCCGCGCCCGTCCCGGTCCCGGCATTGCCTCGCCGCGTGTGCCGCAGGACCGCCGTCGCGGCGCGCTCGAGGTCGGCGCGGCTTTCGATCGCCGTCGCGGGCAGGATCACCCACTGGGCATGGGACCATTCGTAGACGTGCAGCTTCATCCGGGCCGCGACCAACTTTTCCGCAAGCCAGTCGTCGCGCAAGGCCGCCGCCACGCCCTCAACCTGCAAGCGCCATTCCGTTGCATCGACGCTCTGCGAGCTATCGAGGCCGAGGGACAGCGCCAGCCGACACGGCTCCGAAGCCCAGAGCGCATCCCAGCCCATGACCACGCCAACGGCGAGGGATGCGGCGGCCATGCGCTCGGAGGGGGTCATGGCTCTGCGCCCTCCAGATGCTTCGCGCCATATTCCGTGATCCGGTAGACCGCGCGCCTGCGGCGATGGCGCCGCGGCCCTTTCCCGCCCTCAGCAAGGCCCATGGCGGTCAACTCGGCCATCTTGCGGGCCATCGCGGGCGTCTCTGGCAAATGCCAGTCGCCATGCGCCAGCGCCGTGAGGGCAGCCATCTCGCGCTCGCGCAGGTCGCTATACATCCGGTGACCCCAGCACTTTGTACGGCCGCCGATCCCGCACCCGCAGTCGCTTGACCGCCGAGCGGACGACGGCATCGGACAGCTTGAGCATGGCGGCGATTTCGTCATAGGATCGCGTGCCGTCGCACAGTCGCCGGAGTGCCGCGTTCCGCTTCGCCATGACGGGATCGATCGGTTTCTGACCGCGCCTCTTGGACAGCTTGGCGTCGAAGCCTTCCGCGCGCAGTGTCTTTATGTCCCGATGCAGGATGTCCATGTTTATCTCGTGGTAGACCTTGACCTTTTCGATAATCTCCGGGCCGGTCCAATTGCCATCGAGGAACTTCTTGACGTAACCCCGCCGCGCCTCGGCCCGTAGGTGCGCCGGGCGCTTGCGGTTCCTGGCCGCGTGTTCTTCCTTGATCTGCTGGCGGAGCGGGGTAATGTCCCATGCGCCGGGGCTGTATGCCTTTGGCGGGCAGATCGTGAGCACGCCGACCTTGTACGGCTTGCCATCGGCGTGGGCCTTGTCCATCTCCCGGCGCTGGGCTGCGGTGATACGGACCTTGCGCAGGGCGGCCTCGATCAGCGCCGCGTCGCGCTCATCCGCTGCGCGCTCAGCGTCGGACATGGGGCGCATACGGGGGGATAGGCTGGTGATCGGCGTCATTGGCTTGCCCTCAGGAATTAACGCCGCCGCCGGGCATGTGACGGGGGAGCGCCCGGCGGCGGCTGACCCGGCGGCGAGGGAGGCGCCAGCACGGGATGGGAATGGGAAAAACCGGGACCGCGCCGGTCGAGACGGGGGCAGTCGATGTGTGTGAACATGACGCGCAACCATCAAACGCGGTCCCGGTAGTAACTGCCGAGGCGGGCAGAGGGAGGACAGGTCGCCTCGATGCCTCGGCAGGTCTCGTCATTTCCTGAACGCCTCCGCCAGATCAGGCCGAAGCTCTGCCGGCGAGATGCCCAGCGCCTCCGCAATCCTGATCGCGTGCTCGGCATCCGGGCGCCGGAAACCGCCGACGTAGCGGCTTATCGAGCCGTGGTGAATGCCGGCCTGAGCGGCCAGATCGTTGGCCTTGATGCGCCGCTCGCGAAGCATCGCCTTGAGCCGGGCGCCTTGTTCCTGGAAGGGTCTTTCGTGTGCCATGCGTCATTGGTAAACCGGGCGGCTATCGGGCGTCAAGCGATATTTTTTGCCGGCGTGCGCATTTTTCGCTTGCGCCGGGTACGCCGAGCGGTTTAATGTGCGGGGGAGCAAAGGGAGAATGACAATGTATTTCCTGCTAAACCTCGAAGGCTACCCCGTCGAATGGTATCACTGCGATACCGTGTCCGAGTGCGTCGACATGTGTCAGGAGACCGAGCGCAATCCGGCTCAGGTCTGGAAATGCGACCCGTCCGCCAAGTCCTGCACGGATGCAACATGGTCCGTCATCAACGAACTGCGGGACCGTGAGTATGAGGAAGCGCACACCAGCGGGCCCTCGCGGACGTGGCCGGCAGGAGCGCTGTGATGGGGCTCAAATCCGAATTGTCCGGCCTCGCATTCGCTTTGTCTGCAAGCGGACGGTTAACGTCGGAGCGCCTCCTTCGCGAGGCGGTACGCCTTATTGCCGAAATGGAAGAAGTCCTCGGCCAGTGTGAGGAATACTTTGAGAGGCGCGCCGAAATCGACGCCGGAGAACACGGTCGGCCCGAGGGTAACGAAGAAGCAATCCTCTGTGCCCGGATCAAGGAGTTGCTGGGATGAACTGCATCAACCCCGGCCTTCTCCGCGCCGTCACGGCCGCTCTTGATCGCCTTCGCGCCAACGTCAAGGAGCCGACCGAATGACCCCCGTCGATCTCACCCGCGAGGAACTGATCGAGGCGCTGACGTGGGCGCTGGTGACGGGCTCAAATTGGCTGGAGATGCGGCGACAGGCCGGCTCTGCCGCTGCCGACGACACCTTTGTGTCCATCGTTCGCATCCGCGCCGCCCTCGCAAAGCTGGAGGAAGGGGAATGACCGACAAGGCGCCCACAAAGCCGACTGGCCTTGCGCTTCTGCGCGAGCCATTCCCGGCTAACCAGATTTCCAAGCTGCCCAAGGCGACGAAGCGGCAAACCGACGAGGTCCGCGCCGACTTCAAGAAAGGCATTCGCTGCCAGCTTTGCGGCCAGTGGCATCACCCGGACGCGGTTCATCTGGACTATGTTGGCCATGCCGCCCTGACTGATCGGCTGCTTGATTGCGATCTTGCGTGGAACTGGGAGCCCGTCGCCACACGCGAGGACGGCACCCCGGCTTTCGATGCGAATGGCGGCATGTGGATCAAGCTAACCGTCTGCGGGCAGACGCGCCTTGGCTATGGGCACCCGGACGGCAAGACCGGCGGCGACGCGATCAAGGAATGCATCGGCGACGCGCTGCGGAATGCCGCGATGCGCTTCGGCGCGGCGCTCGACCTCTGGCACAAGGGCGACCTTCACGGGCCGGCGCACGACGAAGAGACGGACAAGGCCGTAACTGACCCGACGCCAGCGCCGGATCACAAGGCCGCGCGGGAGCCGCTCGAAACCACGGCGCCCATCCCGACAGAGCACGCGATCAACGCGCTGAACGCGACGGACAACCTCGCCGCTCTCGCCGCGATATGGGCCGACCTGCCAACAAGCGTCAAGGCGACGCCCGGCGTTATCAAGGCCAAGGATCGGCGCAAGGCAGAGTTCAAGGAAATTCTCGGCGATGACATACCCTATTAGGGAGATGACGATGACGCTTGCCGCCAAGGGCCACAATAACCCGCCCGATCCGCTAGACGACGCCCTCGCCCCTTATGGCGACGTGATCTCCGAGGCCGAGACTTGGCTAGACGGAACTGCCGTCGAGAACGAGGGCCAGATGAAGGCGGTTGATGCCCTGCTCAAGGGCATCAAGGCCGCCGAGAAGGCTGTTGCCACCGCCGAGGACAGCGAGGCCAAGCCCTATTACGACGCATGGAAGGCTGCCAAGGCGCGGTTTGCCCCGACGCGCGAGGACTTGGAGCGCATCCGCAAGGGGCTGCTCGCTATCCTCGACGCATTCAAGCGCAAACTGGCAGCCGAGAAAGCGGAAGCCGAGCGCAAGGCCCGAGCCGAGGCCGAGGCTGCCATGCGCGCCGCACGGGAAGCGGCCATGGCTGCCGACGCTGCCAACATCGACGCGCAGCGCGCCGCAGCCGACGCGCAGCGGGAAGCCGAGGAAGCGCTGGCAAAAGCCGCCGCCGCGTCCAAAGACACCGTGAAGGGCCTGCGCACCGTGACGCGCTACGCCATCGAGGACCACCGCGCCACGTTGCACTGGATCGCAGCGAATGACCGCGAGGCCGTCACCGCATTCATTGAGGAATACGTCCGGCGGAACCACAAGGCCGCGCAGATCGGCGGGGTTCGCGTCTGGCATGAGAAGGAGGCATTCTAGCATGACCTACCTCACCCTCACCGGCCCCGAGGTCCGCGCGGTTCTCGCAGGAACGAAAACGCAGCATCGGTTGATCCTGAAGCCGCAGCCAGACGAAGGCGGCTTATGGCGGGACATTCCCCGTCCGACGCAAAGTGGCTTCACGCAGGATCATTGGGATCGCATTTACACCGGCACGTTCCCGGACGGGTTCCGTTGTGCGCAGTCATTCCCCTTCGCCCCCGGCGACCGGATATGGGTGCGGGAGACGTGGGCGAACGGCTGGCTGCTCGACGGGGACGGCAAGCCCATCGCTGCGGCGCGAACGTTTTACAAGACTGACGGCACGCCGGGCTGCGACGACGACGCATGGCGCGACAACATTCCATGGCGCTCCCCCGCCATCATGCCCCGCTGGGCGTCTAGGATCACCCTGACCGTGACGGATGTACGGGTTCAGAGGGTGCAGGAGATCCGCGAGGACGATGCGCGAGCGGAAGGCATTCGCGGCAACGCCTCCGGGCCATGGGGCTGCGAGGGGCTGATCGAGGAGTTTGCCGACTACTGGAACGCCAGCCACGGCCCCGACGCATGGGACCGCAACGATTGGGTGGCCGCCCTTACCTTCACCGCTGAGGAAAGGAACGTCGACGCATGACCGAAACCATCCGCCTTGTCGGCCATGCCCAGCGCCGCTACGCCTGCGAGCAAGTCATGGCCGCGCAGGATGGATGGATCGTCACCCTGCGCGAGCCGACGCGGACCACGGAGCAGAACGCCCGCCTCTGGGCCATGCTCGGCGACGTATCCAAGGCCGAGCCGCAGGGCCTGCGCTACACCGCCGAGGAATGGAAGTGCATATTCATGAATGCTTGCGGCTGGGAAGTTCAGTTCCTTCCAGGTTTGGACGGGCGACCGTTTCCCGCCGGGTTCCGTTCGTCGCGCATGACGGTGCGCCAGATGGCGGACCTTATCACGTTCATTCAAGCCTGGGGCGATGAAAACCATGTCCCATGGTCGGAACCTAACCCATACGAGGAACGCGCATGACCGACGACGACATTCCAGACATGGACGCGATCATGGCCGAGATGGGCGCCGCCATGGGCATCAAGGACAAGCTCAAGGCGCGCGGGCTAAAGGCCGCCAAATGCCGCTGCCCTCACTGCAATGAGAAGGGCGCCGCTATCGCCCGCCTCGCCGGGCCGCGCAAGCATTTGCACCTGAACTGCCGCGCGTGCGGCTGGATGATGATGGAGTGATGCGGATGAAAGACATTGCCCCCGCCCTGCGCCGGGTTGATCGCATATCGGCACAAATCCAGGCCCTTCACGCCAAACAGGAAGCCGAGTTTGCCCGCATCAACAAGGAGGCCCGCCGCGTCGCAAAGATCGCCATTCGCAAGGCTGGTCTGAAACGCGGCGAAACGCTGATCCAGATCGGGCGCTGGGATTGCGGCATCTACGAAGGCACCGAAATTCACTGGTCGTCAAAGGATCGCTGGTGGCGGCGCATCCATTATCGGTCGGTCCTGAAAAACGGGCGGCCGGGGAAGGCCAGGCGCATCCACGCGGGATACGTCGCGCACCCCGGCGACGTGGTGGCAGATGTCAAGATCGTGGGCCGAGTGACAGCAGGAAAGGCGGTGCAGGCATGAAAAACGTCTCAATCCCTGAATGCCGGCGCTTGGCGAACGAAACCGACGCCACGCGAATGCTCATCATCGCCGTTGATGATGACGGCAACTACGCCTTCACGACCTTTGGTAGGACCAAGGCGCAATGCCGCGCCATGGCAGAATGGGCCGATCGGGAAGGCATCAAGATCGCGATGGATATGCCATGACCCCTGCCGAACGCGAGCGACTGACCGCCATAGCCAATATGCCCGGCTTCGGCACCGGGCGCGCATTCCGCGACCAGAAGGCGCAGGAAAACGAGGCGCTGGAATTGCTCCCGGACCCGGCGAGCGTCATGCCTGTGCGCGCAACGACGGACGCCGGTTCTGGCTGGCTCGTCTGTTCTTTCGGGAACAGTGGCGAGGATGGCGACGACTGGCATCTGATCACCGACGAGGTTCGCGGCTCGATCGTCGCGGAGTTTTCCGACTATCCGGCGGATGCAAAATGGGACGCCCTGCGCACCGCCGCTATCGTCAATGCCTATCGTATGGGCTTGCTGGTGAGGGTGCGATGAACTGGCGCGAAATCCCCATGAAGGAAATCAACTGGCGGTCCCTGCATTCGCACCTGGGCCGCAGCGCGTGGCAGTTGAAACGGTACTCTCTCGGCTACAAGGAGAGCGATCCGCCCCGACCGTATGCCGAAGGCGCGTGGAAGAACATGACCCTTGGCGAGGTCTCCGACTTGGGTCGGCGTGAACTGATGCGCCATAGCGGCATGGGGCCGGTATGCCTTGCCGCGCTGCAATATGTGATCGATCTTGCCGCCGCTGGCAAATGCCCTGTGATTGGCGGTGTTGCCCCGGATGCCCTTCGACCGAGCGAGCCGTGTGAATGACCCGCCGCCACATAGGCCCCCGCGAGCGTCTGGCGATCTTCGCCGCGGCCGGGGGGATGTGTCACATTTGCGGGGTCAAGATAGACGGCACCCGCGACCGCTGGGACATCGAGCACGTGATCCCCCTCGCCATGGGTGGGGACGAGGACACCGGCTCGGACAACCTGCAACCGGCTTGCGCCTCCTGCCACCGCGGCAAGACCGCGACTGACCTCGGAGCCCTCGCCAAGGCCAAGCGCGTCGAGGCCAAGCACCTCGGCGCCAAGCGTTCCCGCTCGCCTATTCCCGGCAGCAAGGGGACGCCGTGGAAACGGAAGTTGGACGGAACCACCGTGCCGCGATGATTTGCCATGCGGCGCATTTTCCGCTTGCAATGCGTGCGCCGGGCGGTTATGTTTGGGGCGTAGCAAGGGAGATTGAGATGACAACTTTCCGCACCAACGACTTTCAGGCCCGCTTTCGCGATGATCACGGACATCTTTCGCTCGATGCGCTTTCGGCGCTGCGTGGCGAGAGCTTCGACGCCGCAAACGATTGTTGGATCGACCACGAAGGTGCGGAAATCCACGTTCGCGGTATGCGCAAGCCTATCAGCATCGGCCGCCTCGGCCTTCTTGGCGCCACGACTGACGCCCTGCTGATCTGGGAGCGTTCGCGGAACGGCGAGGCCGCGTTTGCCTATCGCTATGCTGATGACCCGACCGAAATGCGGGCCTGACCCATTGCCAGAGCCGCCCTTCGGGGCGGTTCCGCAATGCGCCAGATCACAAGGGAGACAGACATGACCCAATGGAGCGCTTGCAATGCGTGCGCCGTGCGGCGCATTTTCTGCTTGCAATGCGTGCGCCGTGCGGTTATGTTTGGGGTGTAGCAAGGGAGAGACGATGATGATCCAGCACAGCACGAAAATCTGGCCCAGCGGTTTCCGCGAAGTTACCGACTACGCTCAGAGCGTCGCGGAACGCTGCAATCGGCAGGAAGTCACAGCAGACTGGTACATGACTGTCGGTCTTGATCACGACATGCAGCTTTGGGCGTGGGTCAGCGACGAGGCGCACCGCATGGGCCTTGACCCGTGGCGGATGATTGATGGCCCGGATGATCGCCCCAGCGCCCGTTACTTCGTTCAGCGCAACCAGCTAGAGGCGGCGGCCTAACGGCCCCGCCACCAGATCACAAGGGAGGCTGACCGCATGACCCAATGGAGCGAATGGACCCGGCACAATAGCGGAGAGAAGCCAGCGCATGTGCCGGATGATGCGAAGTGCATTATCTGGGCGACTTGCCCTCTCAAGGGGGCGGTACTTTTGGGCGAGAACAAGAACACTCCTGCCCGTGACTGGCGTTGGAGCGAAGTGCTCCGGTATCGCTACGAGATCAAGCCGAAGGTGGAGACGGTGACGGCGCTAGCTTGCATCGACTTTGACTACCGCGGCGAATGGGCGGTATACTACGATGACAGGCACCGCCCCAACGTCCGCCTCACCTTCCAGACCCACGCCGGCGTCCCCCAATGGGACACCCTGAAAGCGGAGCCGCTGGAATGAGCCACTATCGTGAGATAGCAGACCTAGAGCTTGCCCGTGCGCAGGCGCCGGACGCCGAGGCATTCGGCAACGTGGTTCCCCTGCCCGTGCGTAAGCGGCAACGGGTTTCCATCCTTGCGCCCGAGCCGTTTGACTGGCGCAGGCTTCGCCGGTTCGCGCGGGAGGGCACGTTCTACGTGATCGTTGCCATCCTCGTGTTCGAGGGCGCGCGGTCCTACGTGGTCGCAGCAGCGAAGCTGATAGGGGATGCGGCGCAGATGACGGGGTGGGCGGGATGACCATCTTTGTCATGGCGTGGCTCTACGTATTCGGAGGCATCGGGTTGTATTCTCTGGCTGCCGCGCATCCGAAACGGCCTTGCCGGGCCGATATGCTATTGCTCGCCGTTTCTTGGCCTGTTGTCATGCCCGTCGCGGTATGCTGGGCCATTATGGACACATCCGAATGACCTATTTCCACGCTTTGGCTACCCGCGCCCGGCGGTTCCGGGCTCTAGGAGGACTGACACGATGAAACTGATGACCACCGCACTGATCCTCGCCCTCGCCGCCCCGGCATTCGCCACCGACAGGGGCAACGGCAACAACAACGGCCCGCAGTCCAGCGCCAGCGTCGACAATCGGAACACCAACCTGAACAGCAACTCCGCTACCGCCGTGGCCGGGCAGCATCAGGGGCAGGGCCAAATCCAGGGCCAGTCGCAGGCGAACCGGCAGACCAACACGCAGAGCGTCAACATCGAGGACCGCAATCAGGCTCCGGGCTTTGGCGTCGGTGCAGCTCAGGGCACCGCGCCCTGCATCAAGCCGCAGGGCCTGTCCCTGTCCGTTCCCCTCGGCGGCGCAGGCTTCCACGTCTCCCCGATCGACCAGAACTGCCTCAACCGCGAGACGCATTACATGATCCTCGACGCGCTCAACCAGCCGACGCCGGAACTGCGCCGCGCCGCGATCATTTCCCTCGCGACGATGGATCAGCACGCATGGCGCGTTCTCAACGCCATGGGCTTGGTCCGAGCGCCGAACTGAACCTCAACCACGAAAGGCGGGGGCGGGGTATAACCCGCTCCCGGTGACAGGATGACATTAATGGCCAGCCGATTGCGAGAAGAAATCTTTACCGCAATTCGCACATTCAGTTGTGCCACCGTACACGAGGCAAACGAGGCTACGCTAGCAATTATCCGTCTAGTCGAGAACGGCGCACCCTACAGCGGTCATAGCCTAGACGACTTGGCGCGTGGCGAAAGTTACCACCCTGGAGACGATGCATGATTGTGGAGAAAGAGTGCAGGGCATGCCATGGCGATGGCTGGGTTTTGCGGCGCAACCCGCGGCTTGGTCCTGGTCTATACGAAGCGACCTGCCAACGATGCAAAGGTGCCGGCTTCGTAGCCGTTAACGCCAATGATGATATTGAGGATTGGATGAGAGATGACCCTCCCCCTAACCCCTGAACAAGTCGCGCTGGTGGTGGATGTGCTGATCGCCGCCTCCAACAACGCATCCGAGGAGCGGTGGAGCGGATACCTACCGGCCCGCATTGCGGCCCTCGAAACCGCCGCCGAATATCTCCGCGTCGCCAAGATCATACAGGAGGCGTCATGCTCTGCTTCCGAGACATAACCTTCTGCGCGAGCGACTGCGGCAATACGGCTTGCAAGCTGCGCTTTGGCCCAGATCAGGAAGCCGCCGCGCTGAAATGGTGGGGCAAGCCGGGGGCGCCGGTTGCGTTCTGGGACCACTCGACGGACTGCGAGGATTATGTCCCGCCGCCGGGAGCGCATGTTGCTACGATCATGAAGGAGGCTGCGGGCCGATGAGCAACGAAATGAAGCCGTGCCCGTTCTGCGGAGCGTTTGCCGTGTTCCGCCTGACAATGCAATGGGCTATAATCGAGTGCTCCGCTAACGGCCTTGGGTGCCCGGTTGGACCCTCTGTCGCGCGCGAGAGATTTTCGGACGCACAGACGGCGTGGAACACGCGCCATGACCCCCGCTGAAACCCTCGCCGCCCTTGCCATCCTCGCCTATCTGGGATGGTGGGTGTTCGACCTGATGGGAGATGGTGAACCGTGACGAACAAGGAACTGATTGCGGAACTCAACGAAGCCGCAGAAATGCTTAGTGGAACTGCATGGCGCCGACTGGATGGAGGACTTGAATGCAGCCTGAACGCCAACTTGGCGATGAAAGCCGCCGACGCCCTCGAAGCGGCCGAGGCGGAGATCGAACGGCTGCGGGGCCTTCTGTGGTTCGCGTGGGCCGAGTTCAACGCCATCTCGGCACGGGACGGCGCCCCTCGCGCAGCCTGCCCAAATGACCCGCAACTCGTTTCGGAGGAGTGGTGGAGCCAAATGCGGGATGCTTTTGCAGACGCTATCGGGGACGACGCTCAAAAGCCATGGCCGTCTACGGAAGCTGAAACTGTCCTAGCCGCCCTCACATCCCCCGCCGTCTCCACTCCGCCAGAGGATCGGTGACGCCGAAGCCCGTCTCTTCGCCATGGCACCGCGCGCAATGCTCTGTCTCCCGCATCGCCCGGTTCAGCACCGCCGCTATGACCCGCCACCATGGACGGCGCCGATACTCGAAGGCACGGGAACAGCACATCAAGCCATCCGGGCCGCAGGTGGCGCGGGAGATAAGACGGGAGAGGTCACGCCAGGGCACGATCATTTGTGGTGCACCGATGAAGCACAACTGCGGTTGCGTGTAGCGGCGGGGCGGTATATGTTACGCAAGCGGGTGACACGGTGATATTCTGCATGCCGTAGCACGGGAAACCGGAGCGATTTGTGGGGTTCGGTGCAGGCCCCACCCCGCAGCCCATCAAGCCGGAACGCCCATAGGCCACGCCCGGAAGTGCTGCCCGCTCCCGATCATGCACGCCTGACCGTCCAAGGTAATGCGCAGGATCGTCCAGGAGCCGGTGCGGCGGTTGACCCATATCTCGACAATGGCCGAATTGGTCTCCTGATACCCGCTTCCGTGCCGTTCCTCGCCGCACTGCTCCGCCAGAACTTTCGCCGTTGCGTCGTATGGCGCGCATAGGGCGGAGGCGAGCCAGAGTGCGGCGATCATCCCCAGTAGTCCCGCCAGAACCTCGCCCACACGGCGATCCAGTGATCGGGATGCCAGAAGGCCCAGAGGTTCACGTTTGCCATGGCCCGCGCACTCCCGCTTTCGGCGAGCATGGGCACTGCGTCGCAATCGGCGAATTGACCTGATTGCAGCGCGGACAAATCCAGCCCGTCGAATTGACCCAGGCCGGGCCGAAATCAACACCGCTGTGCACAGTGTTCCGCGGGCTGCGGCTGGGGGTGTCGAGGATGCTGCTCATTGCGCGGGCTCCGGCGTCACAAATGCGCAAGCCAGAGCCGCGGCGGTTTCCAGACGGCGCACTGTGTCGTCGGAGACCTTCCCGGCCTCATACTCCGCCCGGGCCGTCATGGCCGCCGCCTGAGCCGCAGCGCACTCTTCGGGGGATACGCGACCGTCTCCGATGCCAGCACACGCGGCGAGCAGGGGGATCAGGGCGAGGGGGAGATGGCGTTTCATTCGATCACCTTTCGCTTGCTGTTGGCAATGTACCACACGACGCCCCCGACAATCAGGGCCATGCCGGTGTTGCTTTCGAGGATCGGCGCGAGCGGGCCGAGGTCGATGCCCATCTCGCGGAGCATTTCCAGAACATAGACCGCAGCGCCGCCTGCGAACGCCTTCTGCGGCCCTTCCTCAATCTTCACGGTGTCGGGCATGGGCGCTACCTCCTGCGGTTCTGAGGGCTTCTCTGGGGGCGCTATGGACATCGGGTCAATTGGGACGAATTGCACATTGTCGGGGTACATCGCCCGCGTAAGCTCGAAGTGCGGCCCGTCCTTGAACGTGGTCCAGTTGCCGCCCCACTCTATCGAGATGCCGAGCGAACGCGCTGCATCCAGAACCGCCGGGGCCATCTTGTGATAGAGCGGCCAGTCGAATGAGCCTTTGCCGGTTTTCGGGTCGATCGGCATCAGGTCAACCGCCAGCCCATAAAGGTGGCGACTGTTCATCGTGCGGGTCGCGCCTTCCTTGAATAGCTGCTCCTGCCGCGCCTTGGTGCGGGTGCCCTCGATCACAACGAAATCCACCGGGCTCGTATGCAACGCCATGGCGATCACGCGCACCAAATCTGGATGCACGCCCTTCAGGCTATCGAGGCTGCGCTGGCTGAACTTCCTCACTCTCCGGCCCTCCTGTAACCTGCGCCCCGCGCATCCCGCACCGTGTCGAGGCAATCGAGCAGATGCCCGATGCTATCATACCATTGCCCACCGGGCTCATGGAAAAGCCCGCGCCGCGAAACCCGGATGCGGTCACACTCCGCCGCAGCCGCGCGCTCCACCACCTCGAATGGCGGGCTGTCCCGGCAAACCTGCCGCTCCGCCAGAAACCAGATGGCCGGGTTGATCGTGACGCAGGTTTGCAGGATGTAATGCCCCGCCGTGAGCGCCGCTTCGCATGGCGGCTTGGCGCCCTCTGTCCAATAACCTAGCGTCAGGGGCTCCGGCAAATTCGCATCGGCCCGATACACGACCGCCAGCCCTCCCTCCGGCCCGCTGCAAATCGTGTGGAGGTTCGGCAGCGCGCGAACAGTCGTAACGTATGACCCGATAAAATTCCGACTGAC